CCGTAGAGGGTCTAGCCTCAGCTAGCACTACCACCAGCCAGCCTTGCCCAAAAACACCCACTAGAGCTCCATAGCCTTCTACAGGTACTACTAGGGCTATTACCGCGCTACAGGCCTGTACAGGCTCTAGACCACCCGCTACGGGCTCTAGACATAGATAGTCTTGTATATAACGGTATGGACAGTCAGGGGTTAGTGGAGTCCGTACCAGTCCCTCGGGTCTATTCGGAGTGGTCTAGCCGGTACCGGCGGTAGGGATTTGATCAACTAGTGGACATGCTAGTACAAGAGAAAGAGTATGAGAAGAGAACATTTCTCTCAAAATGTAATTTTCTCTTGCCTGCCAGATGTGGGTACCGGCCCATGGGCCTGTCCTGACTAGAAAATTTCCGGCCGGAAAATCAGGAGTGTCCGGAATGTGTGCTAGTTGACCAGGTCTATCCGGAGCACTTTTAGTCCTGAAAAAATTCCGGCCTGTAGAAACCGGGCCTGAAAAAAGGTCTCTGGACCACTGAAACCAAAGTAGAGACCTGCAATATAATTACTATAAATCAATTAACATATGCGTAACAACAACAATCGCCCGAGTAGCTACCAGAAACTAAGCTACATGCAAAAGCTCGTAAATTACAGTCAACGCAAGCGCCACGGAGATGTGACGACAATTGCTGACCGTACCGGTTACAGTACCACTCATGTAAGTGATGTCCTTACCGGTAAGTATCAAAACGACAGGATCATGAATGCCGCTTATGACCGCGGTCGTGGCCGTCAGATTAATGTTGCCCTAATTGGCTAAGAGCGGCCAGGGTTACCACTGGGAATCCAGAGACTACAGGTTTCTGGATTCCTTTTATTATTAACAGGAAAAAGGAGTAGATATGTTAAAATGGATATGGTTTGTATTAGGAGGATTACTGGGTAGTCCACTGCTAGTATTTGGAGCTACCACTAGTCTGTTGCTCTGGGATAGCAGGTATTGGGATAACTGTTGCGAAGGAGTTTTTGATCTAGCACTCCGGTTACCTAAAGGAAAGTGGTCATGAGCGATTGGCAAGGTAGGAGTAGAAAGCAGATTGAGGCTACTGAGCGGATTGTATTCTGGTCTCTGGTTGCCTTAGCGATTATTATTATTGGAATATTTATAGAATCAAAGATATGAAAAAGAAATGGATAAGTGGAGCTGCAGCTGGGATAAGCGCGCTCCTTGCAGTTGGGTACGGTGGACTGGCTTGGGTAGATGCCCAACTAGGTAGTACCGGATTCACGTTTTGGTTACACCTCACGTGTGGACTAGGTTGGACTCTAAATGCACTACTATGGATAAGTATATGGAAAAGAGAAGGCTAAAAGCTGGGGAGGCTATTCTACTTGGAGTTATGTGGACCTGGCTGGGTTTAATTTGTGTGGCACTGGCAGGTAGCGTGGTACTGGCCGCTGCCCAGATCATGGGAATAAATCTTAACCTATCATGGCTTGGCTAAAGAGACTTTGGAATTGGTGGCGACTCCGCAAGGCAGTACGCCAATTTAAGGAGGATATGGATAGTGGAGTTTGGGGCGACCCCTATGATGGATGGTACCCAGACTATCCATTTACTGAGAGGCGAGTAGAAAAGAGAGGCAAGGGAGTAGTGGAACCGGCTCCAGACAAGCATGCGAGGGATGAAGAGGAATAGAGGCTCTATGTGCTGCCAATGTGCGACTGCCACGGGAAAAATGTGCTACAGACTAAAAGACTAAAAGATGAAACACGAAACTAAATACCGGATTATTAAACGCGAGTGGTTTAATGAACAGGCCCAAATTGAGATGGAGAGGTGGCTGGTACAAAGGGAGGTTAAACTACCTTTTGGACTAAGTTGGTGGAAGACCTTTAAACATGAAGTAATTTCAATAAGCGGCTTATCTTCTACTGCACTTACATTCAGAAGTTTTGGAGATGCCCATGCATTTGTTCATAGACTTAAAGCTGGTTATAAAATTAATAGAACCGTTGATACGGTAGATGCCGTATTAGAATTTGAAAAAGAATGAGCAAACAGTATACCGTAAAGGAAAGCGACCGGCTAAATCCACTATCAGAGTTACCGGGTGGTAGCGTGGTTGAAGTATTCTATGATGGGTACTCAACACGATACGACAGGATTAAGTATCCAAGATCTTATGTACTTAAGATATGGGAGAGTAATAGTCGTACTGATATATCTAGGATTGAGGTCGATGGAAAACCCATTGCAATAAAAGGAGGAGATGTTTATTGGCTTACACCTAAACATCCATTTGATACAGAATCCGTTGAGGTATCAACCAACGGAGAACCTACCGTTAAGAGAAGTCCAGAAGAAGAAGCCAAAAAACTACAAAGGCAATTCTACTATTCACTGCCTAATAACGGAAGACATGACGGTCTTAACTCGATTCCGAGTAGATGGTCAGAAAGTATTCGCTGTGCAATTATTGCCGTTGAGTACTATATTGATTGTTCACAAGATCATGAGTACTGGAAAGAAGTCCTTATCTATTTGGAAAGAATGGAAGCCGAGGACAACTTAAAAGACGATGATCTTCCTTTCTAATCATTAATCATTAACCAGACAAAATGGAAAAGAATCCCTATTTTGTTACTGCTCCTCAGACTGGAGTGGTTTACAAACTTTGGACACTTCCCCAAGGAACCCAGGTTCAACGCCAGGGTTTAGCTGTAGATGGTCGCCTAGCCGAAACATTTACAGTGACAAAGCAAAATGGTACCTTTGCCGATTGCAAAACAACTTGGGGTTACGAGTTCTACTTGGATGCTTCTCTTGATGTAATTGCATCCTAAGAGAGCCGCTCCTGTAGCTCAATGGTTAGAGCAGGATCCTTATACGATCAAGGTTATGGGTTCGAGTCCCGTCAGGAGTACATGAGATATATAACTATATGTTAGAACAATTCAAAAGTATATTAGAAAAAGAAGCTTCAGCGATTTCTAACATTCCTATTACTGATAGCTATGACCAGGCAGTTTCTCTTATCTTAAAGAGAGTACACAAAGATGGCGGTAAACTTATATGTAGTGGGATGGGAAAAGCTGGACAGATTGCAGTAAACATTGCAACCACATTTAGCTCAACCGGAACACCGGCTGTTTATCTTCATCCAAGTGAAGCTCAACATGGAGACTTAGGCATTCTTCAAAAGAACGATATTATGCTACTTATTTCAAACAGTGGTAAGACTCGTGAAATTGTTGAACTAATTAATCTCGCTAAGAACCTCTATGATGACATTCCTATTATATGCATAACAAGGAATGCCTATTCAGGCTTAGGCGAATCATCTGATGTAACTCTATTGACTGGAGAGACAGAGGAAATATGTCCTCTTGGATTAACACCTACCGTATCAACAACAGTAATGTCCGTGATTGGTGATTGCCTAGTTTATGGAGTTATGAAGGCAATAGGTTTTACAAATGCCGAATATGCAAAGAGACATCATAGTGGATATCTTGGATATAAAAGCAGGAGAGGAACTGGCGTTGACAATCACTTGTGGGAATAAACTAAATGCTAAATAAACATATAAAAATAAATTGAAGTTATGATCATTGAAGATAAAGCAGAATTAAAGAGTGGGAAGGTACTCATCGACTTCTGGGCAGAATGGTGCGGTCCTTGTAGAATTACAAAACCTAGAATTGAAAATCTCGGTAATGAAACCGAGGATCTTAAAGTATATTTTTGTAATGTAGATTCTGATAGTGAAATGGCTAGTGCATTTGGTATTAGAAGCATTCCTACTCTTGTTTATCTTGAGGATGGTGAAGTTAAGAATCGTAGTGTTGGGGTATTAAGTGATCAACAGCTTGCTGAGTTAATTAATCCATAATGACTTTTACAAACATACTACTTTTATATCTTACAGTAGGCACCGTGTGTGCTATGTGTTTTGAGATCTTAATGAAAAAGTTTGATCTATCAGAAGACACAGGCATTATTGAACGATTTACATGGATCGCGTTATGGCCTTACTATGTTTTAATATTTTTTTGGGGAATGAGAAAATAAATCTTTCAGAACCTTAATTGGCCTGTTATATTTTTTCTATAACAAATAAAAATAAAATGAGTAACACCACAGTACAAGATTTTGAAATGTTTACCCCAGCCGGTAATCGTGCATGTCAACGTTTGGTAGACAATATTACTAAAAAGATTCATTCAAAGCGTAGGTATACTGCCGAGGAATTTTCTCAAATGCTTGAGGAAGGTCAATCTGCAATTGCTAAAACTTATGGAGAAATTTATGACTCCGAACCTCGTGTTCATATCGCTCATCTACTTTCAAAGGAGTTAAAGAAAGCCGGATACGGTTTCTATTTTGATTATTTCCAAGACATTCAAACTGCTTAATATGAAAGATAAATATCCAATATTTGCCGTTAGCCTATTACTGTTTTTAGGACTCGTAGTACTATCTGTCATTATGGCGTGGCCAACACAATTCTTATGGAACACATGTTTGGTTCCTGCTGTAACATTTGCAAAACATATCGGTTTTTGGCAGGCATTTGGCATAAACCTATTGGCATCTATTTTATTCAAGGCAAGCTCTGCTTCTAAATCTAAATCATAATGGATATCTTTGAAATTACACCACAACAAGAAGCCCAATGGATTGAAGAAATTCTTCAAGAAGCATCTGCACATGGCTTACGTCAAGAAGTAATTGAATGTGCCAATAAATACATGGATGAAGATCCCCAAATGGACAAGATCGTTGCATACCAATTAGCCCACATGGAATGGATTAAATAATCTTCTGCCGCCTTGGTGAAACAGGTAGACACAAGGGACTTAAAATCCCTCGACCCGAAACGGTCGTGCCGGTTCGATTCCGGCAGGCGGTACCACTTGCCCTCATAGTTAAATGGATATAACAGTAGCCTTCTAAGCTTCTATTCCAGGTTCGATTCCTGGTGAGGGTACAAAACTAAATCTAAATAATATGTTTAAAACTGGCGACAAAGTAACATGGGTTCAGAAGGATACGATTATTCCTCACCCACAAGGTAGAACTGACCGTGAAGGTAACATCCTTCCTGTATTTGGTGACAAGGTAATGAATGGTCGAATTATTGACTGTCTTAATAAAAAGTATCAGGTTAGACCTGACTGGGCAGAGCAATATAAAGATGAGATCTGCGGTGCTCATTACTATGACAAATATATTAAGGCAGAGGAATTAAGTTTACTGTAAACAAAGTAATATCTTTACAATATAAATATACCGACTGCCGTTCTTTGACATAAAAATAAAGACTACTATGGAAACATTCTATTTTATGCTAGGTGGGCTCACGGTGCTAACACTCGTTTGTGTTGTGGGTTTGGTTAGTATGTTAAAACAGATAAAAACGCTATCCCTTGAAAAAGATCAATTGTGGAATGCAATTGATAATCTTAACCGTGATCTAGGTACTGACATTGAAAGAGTACATAGCCACGTTAATGAAGCTATCAATGATATGAATATTCGTATTGATGCAACTGATAGAGAACTTAATGATCAACTGTTTGAAGTTAATCGTTCAATAGATTCTAGGTTGGATAAACTTGAGAATCGTTTAATAAACATGTATAACGAAGGCTGTAAACCAGTCAAAGAAAAACAATAACCAGTCAAAAGAATGGTAGTCCGCGGAAGTAGCTCAGTTGGTAGAGCGATAGCCTTCCAAGCTATAGGTCGCGAGTTCGAACCTCGTCTTCCGCTCAATGGACATGGTGTCCAGATTAAAACAAAAAAAAACAAAAGCTATGAAGAAATTCTTTGCAATCATGATCGCCGTTAGCGTATTCGCTTTGGCTTCATGCGGTGGTAACGCCGACACTGCTGTTTCTGGTGGAGCTGACTCAACTGCAGTTGATACAACTGCCGTTGTTGACACAACCGCTCTTGAAACCCCAGCTGATACAACTGCTACCAAGTAATTGTATTAGTGTGCCATGTAAAGCCTCTTATGGGTAAGCCCATAATGTAACATGCCTCCGTAACCGAAAGGGTACGCCGGAGGTTTAAGTGGGAGTAGCTCAGTGGCAGAGCAAGTTAGAAAGCTGGGACGCTGGCTTCTGACCGTGACGCGATAGGTTCGATCCCTGCCTCCCACTCTAATAAATATACCATGATTATTATAAACAAAGAACATGGTGACTCAATTGATCGTATGCTGAAAAGATACAAGAAAAAATCTATTCAGTATAAAGTCATTGATGAACTTAAAGAAAGGAAGACCTTTACTAAACCTTCTGTTAAGAAAAGAGAAAAGGTACTTAAGGCAATTTTTCGCCAAAAGGTTAAATCATCCAGAGAAAAAGATTCATAAGACTCTTTCAGTTTTACAATTTACTTGTTATATTTTTTTCGTAACAATTAAAAATACGGAATGAATAAACAAACTGTAATCTTTGATCTTGACGGTACTATTGCTGACATTGAAGATCGTCGTATATTATCTACCAAGTCTGATGGTAAGATTAATTGGTCAAAGTTTTTTGATCCAGACTACATTTCATTGGATAAGCCTAACCTTCCTGTAATTGAATGTACACAGGGTCTTAAAAAATTAGGCTATACAATTTTAATCCTATCAGGTCGCAGTGAAGCAACTAAGGAAGCCACCATTGACTGGCTAAATACCAATGGTGTTTCTTTTGATGAGATTCGTATGAGACCAACCGTTCACCCATTTCAATATATGCCGGATAATAAATTAAAGCAACTTTGGTTGGATGAAATGTTTCCTGGCAGTAAGAAGGAGTCAATCCTTTGCGTATTTGATGACCGCGATAAGGTGGTAAATATGTGGAGAGAAAACGGATTAATCTGTTTTCAGGTAGCACCCGGTAATTTCTAAACAATCATATATGAATAAAAAGTTATACTTAGGCGATGGATATCTTGGTGGTGTATGCGCAGGGTTAGGTGAATGGTCAGGAATACCTCCTATCCTTTGGCGGATTGCATTTATCTTTATATTCCCTTATGCCTTTTGGATCTATTTAGTACTTTGGTTCTTTGTTAAATATAAGCCTAATGAAAATGAAAACAATCAATAAAATCCTTTTTGGAACAAAACGTGCAATGTTATGCATCTATGATCGTGACCGATTAGTTCATTATCCAATCAGTAAGCTTAGACTTACATTTTTATCAATCATAATTCTATCTGCGGTTTCATTTGCATCCGTGATCTATGGAAGATATACAGAGAAGGATAAAATGATTAAAGGGTTGACCGAATATGAAAAGCTTGTTATTGTTAAACAGGCAGACCCTTTTAGTAAAGAAGCATTAGCTGCAATGTTAAAGGAGCTTAATGTAAAATATCCTCATATAGTTATGGCCCAGTCAATAATTGAAACTGGCCGTTGGAGAAGTAAAGTCTTTTTAGAAAATAATAACCTCTTTGGAATGAAAGAAGCTAACCTAAGGGTTTCAACTTCTAAAGGTACGCAATTAAATCATGCATACTATAATCATTGGAGAGAAAGTGTTTATGACTATGCCTTTTACCAATGTAGGTATTTAGGAGGAATTAATTCTGAGGCAGAGTATTACCAATATCTTGATGGAAGCTACGCCGAAGCATCGGATTATGTAGCTGTCATCAAAAAGACGGTAGAAGCCGAAGGCTTAAAAGATCTCTTTAACTAAGTTCGTGGAATCCATCATTGGCCTGTTTAATGTAATTATAGGCCTGTGATATATGATCTTGAATCCAACCAGGTAGGTCCCTTTCTAAGGGGCCTATTTTTTTCTCTAACTCGTATGCAGCTTCATGGATGGCTTTTAAATGATTCATTGCCATGCCAACTTCATGATCATTGGCTTCAGAAAGATTAGAGGTTTTCCAATGTGGGCTTTGGTGTGCACCACGAGTTGGGTGTACTTCAAATCCTTGATACTCTGGAGTATCATATGCATTAGTATTGGTACCAGCCATTTCATCCCAAAATGCTTTGAAATCTTTTACGGTTCCTTTGTAATGGCGGATCTTATTTAGATCCTCTCTTTCCTGTTTATTCGCGTTCAAGTGGTCTTCCATATTTTTTCTTAAGTTCATGGATTGCAGTTTGAACCTTTAGTTTCTCTAGATCAATCTTATCCATTTTGATCTTTAGTTCATAAAGTCCTATTGCAAAATTATCTTGACGATCTTGTGCAGCACGATATCTTTTAATGTTTTGCTGTTCTCTGCGCTTTAGTCTTTCGGCTGTCGCAGCAGGATCAAACTCATAGTCTGATGCCTCACCTAAATAATCGTTGAAATTTGTTATCATATTAAAATGTATTGTCCATGATGAACTTTTTGATATCTTCAACTAAAGCCTTCTTAGCTCTATCGGCTCCTGGCTTAAGATAGTCTTTTTCAATCATATAGTCAATTAAAACAGTTGCAAGTACCTGCGCCCCTGATGGTTTTTTATCTCCTGCGATTTGTACCATTGCTTCACTCATTGCAGAATAGCTTTCACATGCTTCATCAATTTTTTCATTGATATGTTTTTTAGCCTCTTTGATATAGGATTCTGCTGTATGCTCTGGATTATCATTAGTTTCGTATGCTTGTGCTTCTTTTGCTACACAATTTCCTAAATGCATAACAGGGCCTACGATTGCATCCATGTTATATCCTGTTCCAATGTTTCTACCGCCAGATAAAGAAAATGTTGCAGTAGTGTTACCACCAAAGCCAGCTGGTACGAAGTCTTCAAATAATTTAATTTTGTCCATTTCAGATTTGTTTTTTTATATATTCATAAACTAATGTACTAAATGACATATAAAAATAAACATAGACTATGAGCGATTTTCATAAAACACCAATGGGCCGTAAATACTATGAATCAGACCTTCCTCGTTTGATTGAAGTATTAGAAAAGCTAGGTAAACAAATGGAATTATCAAACCAGCTGCAGGAAAAGAAATTCAGACTTGAAGAAAAACTAACTAGACTTCAAATCAGAAATCTTAATGAAGCAGCTGATAATGATAAAGTCTTTTAAATGAGTAACCTAATACGGACAATTCCTGGTCAGGATTTTTCGCTAGTCAATGATAGATGTTTATCTCATCCTGGCTGTATAGTTGACATAGGTTGCTTAGGTTGGGATTGGTCTAAATTCTTTATAGGTAAGAAAAGAGTAATTGGTGTTGATCCATTTGAGGATGCAATAGACCAAACAGAAATCTTTAAGGGATGTATTTATAATTTTAACGGTGTTATGAAATTAACAAATAATGATATTGCCACTAGCATATTTGGAGGTGGGAATACTTTAGTTGGCGTTATAACATGGAAATCATTTTTAATGTCCTTTGGCATTGATAGCATTTCTGTACTTAAGATAAATATTGAAGGTGCCGAATATGAATTACTTAAATCAATGACATCTGAAGATTTTAAGATGATTGATCAAATTGCAATAAGTTTTCATGATTGGCTAAACCCAGAATGGGAAACAGATACTAAAGACTGTTTAAAGTATCTTGAGAAAAACAATTTTGAAATAAAGCAGATCTTTCCTCAATGGGGTTGGTATCTTGCCACTAAAAAGTATGAGTAAAAAGCCAATAACAAAGGAAGAGTTTTTATCAGCTTTAGATAAAGGTAAGAAGGGATACCTTCAAAAACCAAAATCTTGGCAAAAGATCTGGTATTGGTGGGAAGACGAAGACCACTGGTTCATGAATGTGTATAAGGAGGAAAAGAAAGGTTCGGTAAATACAGGAAAATCTTCATGGATCATTGCAAAAGATTTACCTAATTGGTTAGATATGGATGAAAGGTCAGGTTATAAATTTTACATTGATGAATAATTTAGTTGCTGCATTTTTACTTTTCTTTTTTGCACAGGGTGTAATTTGGTTTCAGACCAATGGGCAATTCATTTGGCCTTGGTTTAAAGAACATCCGGTTATCGTTGCATTTACATTAGGAGGTTTTGCTGCTCTTATGTTCTTAACAGCTACACGTTATGTAGTAGATCATTTTAATGGCTTATTTTGGCCAGGTAGGTTTATCGCATTTGCTACTGGGATGTTGATCTTTGCTGTTTTAACTTACCTCTTTAGAGGTGAAGGCATGAATGCTAAGACTATAGTATCTTTGATACTTTCATTATGTATCATCTGCTTACAAATATTTTGGAAATGATGGATCCTTATAAAATATTAGGCGTTGAAAGAAATGCAACAGATGATGATATTAAAAAAGCATATCGTCGATTAGCCAAAGAGCATCACCCAGATAGAACACACGGTGATGATACTCGGTTTAAAGAGATTGCACAGGCTTATGAAATCTTAAGTGATCCTACTAAGAAAGCGCAATGGAATAATCAATCCAGATTTGGAGGTAATTTTAACGGTGGATTTGAGGACCAATTCTATGAAGAGTTTTTAAGAAACCAAGGTTTTTCCGATATGTTCAATAACCGCTATGGCTGGGCCGCAAACGGTAAAGGGCAGGATGTAAAAGCCCAGATTCAAATTAGTCTTGAAGATGCATATCATGGAGTTACCCGTGAGATGAGAATAGGAATGAAACCTATTGCAGTAACTATTCCTAGAGGAATTAGAAACGGACAACGGCTAAGACTTAAGGGATTGGGTCAGAGAGGAATGACAGAAGATCTTCATGGTGATTTGATTCTTACTGTGATTGTTGGAGATCATCCAGATTATATGATAGACAATCGAGGTTTACATAAGATACATAGAGTAAATATATTTGATGCAATGTTAGGTGGTAAAGGCGTGGTAGATATCTTTGATAAAAAGATAAGTTTTACTATTCCGCCTAATACACAGAATGGTACTTTACTTAGAATACAAAGTAAAGGGTTTCCTCTGTATAATCAAAACGAAGCATGCGGAGACCTATACATAAATACGTTAATTGAGATTCCTAAGTCTTTAACTGATTATGAAAAATCTCTTTTGTTACAAATTAAAGAATCTATAGATGGACGAGAGGGATAGATACTTAAGAATTTTACTAGATAATTTAGAAAAGCTAAATTATGATGATTATATGAATCTATGTTATAATATGATTATGACATTTCCACAGGATGTATTAACATATGATGATGTTTCTGCTAAGCATAGAATAGAAAGTTTAGATAAGTTGATATCTCACTTTGCAGAAAAAGAAGAATATGAAAAATGCAATGAGATAAAAAAGATACAGTCTCTCTTAAATAATGACAATATATGATAAGTCTTTTAGAACATTTTAATTACACGCCACCTAAGTTAAAAGTAGGAAAGGTTGGCTCATTTGAAATCAGGGAAAATTCGCCTGGTTATTTTTATCTCTATTTAGATGGAGAGCAGTGGATGGCATATGATATGAATAGCCATCTTGAAGCATATGAATTGTTTTCACACTACAAACTAGCCAAGGGACATACTGTAGTTACAGGATTAGGCTTTGGCGTTAGGGAAAATTGGATCCTAACAAAGTCTGATGTTACAAAGTTAACAATCATTGAAAGAAGTAAAGAGGTTATAGATTATCATAAAAAGAATAAGTCTGCATTTTTGAAAGATCTTAGGGTTGAAATTATAAACATGGATGCATCAGACTATAAAGGCACATGCGATGTTCTTCTTTTAGATCATTATGAAACTGCCGATTATGAAGCTATACTTGCTGACGTTAAGAAAATACATGATAATGTAAAATGTAAATCAATGTGGTTTTGGCCATTTGAAAAAATCATTATGCATTCCAGAAGATGGCATACATTTAATGATGAGCCTTATCAGTTGATCACTAAGTATGAAGCCTTTAAGCTATTGCAAAAGAATTGGGGTTTAGATAAGCTTTATGATTTTTCAGAAGCTGATATTAATCTAATATGTATGATGTTTGGTTCAAAGTTGTTTTCCCAATCTGAGTGGGCACTTAATTCAATGTTTGGGGATCGTAAAGTCCACCATGAGATCTATAGAAGAATCTAATTGTTAATAACTTTTTTCATCTGGAGAGAAAAAAGTCTCCTAAAAATTTTCAAATCCCAATTATTTGTATTATATTTATATAAAATTAAATGGATATGGAAATACTAATTAAGGACCTCAATTATCTGCAATCCTTCCTGGATGAAATGAACGAATCATCTTCAGGTAATCATAAGATTGCAACTATTCGTAAACATGCTGAATCTGATTTTCTAAAGAAGGTCTTTAATTACACCTACAATCCATTCAAAAAGTATGGTGTTCATACCAGAGTTCTTAAAAAGAATTCTCACCTTAATGCACCAGAGAATTTGTATTCTGACCTATTCCAATTATTGGATGACCTGGCAGAAAACAATTTAACTGGGCATGCCGCTATCATGGCGGTAAATTCATTCGTAAATGAATTACCAGAGAATCTTCAAAAACTGATCCACTATATTTTGGATAGAGACCTTCGTATGGGTGCCTCTATTACATCGGTACTTAAAATTCATCCTAATATTATTCCTATCTTTAAGGTAGCACTCGCACACCCTTATTCGCCAAGCCGAGTAAACTTCCAAAAAGAAGAATGGTTCGGTTCTCGTAAACTTGACGGAGTCCGTTGTATCTGCCGCAAGGAAGGTAACACAGTAACTTTTTATTCAAGGAATGGTAAAGAATTTGAAACTCTAGGTCGTATCGCCGAGGATGTGAAACAGATACCAGGTAACTTTATCCTAGATGGAGAAGTCTGTATGGTTGACCAAAATGGTAAGGAAGACTTCCAAGGTATTATGAAGGAAATCCGCCGTAAGGATCATACTATTAAGAATCCTAAATTCCTGGTATTTGACTGTCTTACCATAACCGAATTTGATAATCACACTGGAACTACCAAACTATCTGACCGTTTACAAAGAACTGAAATGTTAGAAATTTCAAAAGGACATTTGGAAACACTAACACTCGTTGACCAGGTACTTATTACCACTGACGAACAGTTTACCGAAATGGCTAAGGATGCCGAGATTAATGGTTATGAAGGTATCATGGTTCGTAAGAACATTGGTTATGAAGGTACTCGTTCACATAACCTTCTTAAGGTAAAGAAATTCCATGATGAGGAATACACGGTTTTAGAATGTGTGAACGGTACAATCCGATGGACTGAAAATGGCCAACAGGTAGAAAAGGAATGTTTAAGCAGTATCATTATTGAACATAAAGGGTACCGGGTATCGGTAGGATCTGGTTTTTCAAAAGAACAACGAGAGTATTACCTTAACCGCCATGATGAACTAATCGGTAAGACCGTAACTGTTCAGTATTTTGAAGAATCACAAAATCAGATGGGTGGATATTCATTAAGATTCCCTGTCGTAAAACATATATATGATAATGGTCGAGATTGTTAATCAGTCTCACCTGATCTCACTTCTAATGAAGCCGGATCTAAGTAGAGATAAATATATTGATAAGAACATAAAAGATAATGGCAAGTAATTCTAGCATAACTATATTTGACGTGGATGATACCCTGGTTGTTACTAAGAGTAAGATCAAGGTAATTAATCCTCGTACCGGTTATACTGCAGAACTTACACCTCAAGAGTTTAATACATTTAAGAAAAGACGAGGCGATCAAATGGACTTTTCTGATTTTAAGAATCTTGAAATTCTAAAAGCAGGAAAGATTATTGAATGGGTTTTTGAAATCTTAAAGAGAACAATTTCTAAAGGTAAACCTGTAGGAATCATTACTGCAAGGGATGATTCAAATTTGATCGTTGACTTTCTTGCACATAACGGAATAAGAATTAATCCAAGCTACATCTATGCGGTTAATGACCCATCATTAGGGTTTAAAGGTACTACCGCTCAAAAGAAATTAGCGGCCTTTGAAAAATTCCATGAGATGGGATTTACTGATTTTAGTTTCTTTGATGATGATGAGGAGAACATTGCAATTGCAAAGGAATTTGCAAAAGAGACGCCTGGTGTTAAAATGGATGCCAACCTAATTAAGAAAAAATGGATACCTCAGTTCGAAGACTTCACCTAAAGATTAATGCATTTAAGGAAATCTTACTTAGCATTAAAGAACTCTCCAATTCGTCAACCACACAGGTTGGCTGTATGGCACTAAGAAAAGACTTTAGTAAAATTGCCAGCTTTGGTTATAATGGATCTTATAGCGGAGCTGGAATCAATGATGAAACCGGAACAGAGGAAGAATCTCTTGTACCAGGTGAAAGCGGTTTTATTCATGCTGAGGTTAATATGATTGCAAAGTTTAAAGAGTATGATCCAGAAAACTACATTGTACTTCTAACACTCTCGCCGTGTAAAATGTGCACAAAGATTCTCGTTAATGCCGGATTCAAACATGTTTATTGGATAGATGAATATCGTGATCTAGGTCATCTTAAAATATTTGACCAATGCAATATTAGCAGTGGTACATTTACAGATCTTATTGAACACTACCCTTCTATAAAATAGTGAATATATACAAAAAAGTATATTCCCTTTGGTAGTTGAAGCCCTAACATTTAAAGTAGCATTAGACCTTTTAGAGTATTTTAGAAAAGGCCGCCTGTATAGTGCAAATATAGTAATTGGTTTTTGGGATAGAGTCTCAACTGAATTTACTACATTTAATTCATTGGATGAAATGTCATCCTATTTTGAAAGTAACTATCAGATAATAGATACCTCATCTTTAGGAAGTTTATGTTATTTGCAGTCGGTAAATCTTAGTAGTGATCTTTATGATTTTCCAACTCAATATTCTCTTAAGGATGTTACAAGTGCATTTTCACTAACGGTTGGATCTTCTTATGATATTCAAAGAAATGCGCAAAGATCAATTTTTGTAGATAGACAATCTGGTTTTATAAGACAGGGCATAAACGAATACTTACCGTTCTATAATGATATAAGAACAATATATGTTACAGGAATTTATTCCCAGCTTTATGCTGTTCCTGGTTGGAGTAGAGGAACATGGTATCTTAATTCATTACAAAGAGCCTTACTTTCAGAGTATTCAAATAATTCATTCCCTTATCCAAATGTAACTATTAGCAAGGATCCACCTGCATAGAATAAATAAAAAAAGAATCTTTCCAATGCCTTTTAATTTACAAGAGTATATCTTATTTAGAACAGAGCTTAAGCGCGAGCTATTAAATTTTGAAGTTGATAATAATTTCAAAATGGTTGCCAACCCATGGGTCAGTAATAGGGTATATGACGAAGGCAATATTGTGTATCATCCTGTGGAGGTTATTGGTCCTACTGGTGGACCGGTTGAAACTCTGGTTTGGTGGAGAGCAAATCAAAGAACTACACAGAGTATTTTTGATACTAATCAATGGGATCTAATTGGAGGTGTTGGAACAGGGGATGTTACACTTCAAGCTGCAAACGGTTTTGGCAGAATCCGTGTAAACTATACGGGTGCCGTTGGTTCTTGGCAAACTGCCAATGATGGCCTATTACTTTCAACAAATCCAGATTCATATCTTAACCTTGTTGCTGGAGCTGGTACCAGTCTTCAGTATGACACCACAACAAATTCAATTAAGATTATTAACTTAGGATCTACTGGTGAAATAAATCATGGGGAGAACTTAAGTATTAGTGGAATTGATGTATTTGCCGGTATGAATGGTACCGACTTAACATTCAGAGGATTTGACATTGGACCATTAAGTAGTCCGGCATTAACGGTTTCACTTGATGTAGTTAATGAAAACATTGAATATAGTTTAGATGAAGGGCAGATTGGATTAGAAAATCTAAATAGTGGATCTCCTACACTAGATCTTTTATCAGATGTTCAGTTTCCAACAACCCCAGCAAATAATGATATCTTACAATATAATTCAGCAACATCAACATGGAGAAATGTTAGCTTATCAACATCAGGCGCACAAGGGCCTCAGGGTTATCAAGGTTTTATAGGAGCCACTGGAAGTGGTGCTACTGGTGCCACTGGAATAGGATCAACCGGTCCTCAAGGGGATACTGGTAATGATGGATCAAATAGTATAAGATGGAATCCATCTACTTCTTCCTCCCCACTTGCTGTAGGCAACTGGTATATTCAAAGCTACCCTTTATATACTATGGCTAGTGGTAAAATTGAAATTAATCAATTTGCTCCTACTGTAGGTAGAGGTAGTATTGATGCATCGGTTTGGTTAAACTCTATCCAGGTTGGAGATCAAATAAGTATTTATAATGTAGGCAATCCTCAAAACTTTGGTATCTATAGAATTGATTCAAAATCACTTGTTGGCTCAGACTGGAAATATGATGTTACCTTAATTGTAGCAAACGGGTCAGTTGATCCTACGGCTCAGCAATCTATCTCCTTTGCTAGTAAGGGATTTACTGGAGCAACAGGTACCGGTTTTACCGGAGCAACAGGTACCGGTTTTACCGGAGCAACTGGCGTAAATGGTGCAAGCGGACCACAAGGTGCCCCAGGAGCTACCGGCAGTGGTGCAACTGGTGCAACTGGCTCGCAAGGATCTCAAGGATCTCAAGGGTTTACTGGTTCTACTGGTTCAGGTTCTTATTCTATTACAAGTTATGCTGCACTTAGTGGATCAACCGGTATTACTACCTTATGGGTAGGTAAGTGGTCAGATCTAGATCCGGCAAACGGCGGTGGTAGTTTAACATTTGCTCTTCCAAATACAGGTGTTGCACCAAATGCATTTAGTGATGGTGACATTGTTACATTACACCAAGAAAGCGGTGGAACTGTTAGCATTACTGCTCCGCCTGCAGGTAGCTTAAGCTGGCATAATCCTGGTACTGGATTAATTGGCACAGGAACTGTAACTATGTTACCTGGCGGTGTTCTTCATCTTAGGAAAGCCGGTAGCGCTGGTAGTATATGGAATGCTTGGGGTGATATAGCCTAAACAAATTTATTATCTTTCATATAAAAATTAAACTATGGATAATAGTACAGAAACAATAGAGCCTATAAAATTACAGTGGATCAAGGGCGATAAGATAGGCAATGTTGAGATTATATCTGGTACTGATAGTGAATGGACTCTTTTTGAAAGTGGAGCAAGGATATCAACTTCATTAATAAATGAATTTATGATTCCTATTACTATTCATGATCCAGTTCTAGATTTTAATTCTGCTATATCTTCTGTACCTCAACAATCAAATCGGAGAGAGACCAAACAGCCTAAAACAGAAAAGAGTCCAATTCGTATTCTTTTTGATAAACAAAAGAATGCAGATAAGGTTACCCTTAACATATCAATTGACATAACAGTTCCTAAAAAGGATATGTTTGATATCTTAAGTGTTTCATTTGAATCCGAAGAAGTAGTTAAAGAACTTAATTCATTTATAGTTGATCAAATTAAAGATGATCAAGTTAAAGAGTCTATTAACCATAGCATACTATCTCTTATAGAAGAGAGATATATGTGATTCTAGCACATCAAAACCAGATAATATATAATAAAATAAATCTTATGAACAACATACCTACACGTAGAGAACGCAGAGCTGCGATGAAATATCAAGGCATCTTAAAAATGAAAAGTGAATTATCATTTAAGAAGTGGTGTGAATTTACTTCAAATACAATAAAAGCCGGTAAAGAGATTTTTGAAGCAAACAGAGATCGTATGGAGAAATTAATCGGTGAACAACTTGAAGCCATTGAGGCTAAGTTAATTGTAACATGGAGGGATATGGGTTACACTGATTCTGAAATTGAACAGCTAAGAGAAGCAAATGCAATCTTAACTGTAAGAGATATGAATACATGGCAGACTGATAAAAAGGTTGCTAGAAAAATTATAAAAGAAGCTCATCAAGCACTATTAAGCAGATCAAATGGTTAAGATAGTTTTGGAACCTGCCAGTAATGGCGTTATAAAAAGAGTCGTTGATGATAACCGAGGTGGAGGCCATGAGCAATGGACCTCTACTGAAGTTTATGAATCAGATGATGATAAGCAAGAATACATCATGCGATTCTTTTTTGATTTATGCGAGGATTTAGGAATGAATCTTGGCAGTAAGTTCGGTAAGGATGTCATTACTATCAGAACAGAATGGGGCAGCCATTTTGAACCATCGGAAGAAGAAATCAATTCCAAGATTAAAGAGCTTGAAGCCGAGCTTCAGTCCCTTAAAGAATGGAAGAAGTCTTAGAATTTTCTTTTGTTTACTCCAAAGATGCAGTAAAGATAAAAGGTTTCATTGACGCGATACCTCGTAACATTGAGTGCATTAATTACATTGACATTTATAATAAGCTTGCAAAAAATGATTACTTTCAATCAGAGCCATCTGATGCTGTAGTTTCATCTTATCTGATGAGACAACTTCAAACAATTTTAAGTAGGAGCACCACTAGGAATCTTTATTATGTTTTAGGCAGCCCAGAGAGGGATGTCATTTGTGGTGTACAATCGTATGTAAAGACTTTAACCGATAGAGATATCATATTTAAGATTTATCATACACCTGAAGTTTCATTAAACGGAATGAGAAAACTGTTTGATGAAGCTGTTCAGTTTGAAATTGATTATTAATGAAAGCACACAGGATTTTTACTAAAGGACAAATTGTCTATTCTCTATTGTCATCGCATAATAGACCAAATGTCCTGTTGCCAGTAAAGGGACTGATTGTTGATACTGCATGGGATCCTGTTAATCCTCTCTATAAGATAAAGATTATCAAGATGTACGATAATATGAAATTCTTAAAGACATATTTTTTTGATATGAACTTTAGATATGAATTTGATAATCGTGCTAGAAAAATGCCTCTTAAGAAAGAAGACTTTAAAACAACCAGGTCTCTTGAGGAGAGATTTAATCTAGAGGACATGGAGAGATTCTATGTTATTGTAGAATCTGTTATGTGTACAAAGACAAAGGTCGATTTAGAACAACTGTTTGAAAAGGTTCAATTTTATATCATTTCAAAGAACCTTAAAGAAATAAGGGAAAATGCAGTTAGACCTTTTCTTAAAGGATCATTTTCTCTGGATAGTACTCAGGAATTTGATAATAGGTTTAAGAAAGGCTGGGCCGATAAATTTGAAAGGTCCAAAATAGATATTAACAAGTATCTAGCCAGCCTCAATTAAATATATAGAAAAAATAGATAACCTAACGTGGGTAGACAAGACATTACAGGGCTTAATAGCGCCTTAGCACCTAATCCTAATTCAAATCAGGCAATTCCACTCGGGGTATTTGGCGGGGAATCGGCAGGATTTGCGGGGGATGTTTTACAGCAAGTAACAAAAAACTTTTATAGTCCAGATTTTGGTGCTATTGGTGATGGGTACACTGTTGCAAAAGGAATGGCTGAGACTAAGATTCCTAGATCTATTTTTAATGAATATGCTTTATTTAACTTTAGAGGATTATATGGTGGTTTAGTAGGAAGCGGACCTTACGCTCAATATTTTGACATGCCAGATAATCCTTTGATGGGAGGATATGATGCAAAGTATGTTTCTGTTTCAAAGATAATTGAATTCTTTAATGAACACTATCCTAAGATTGGTTACAAAGCACAAGATTTTCTTTATCTTAAATATTACAAACAAATACCAGTAAATCATCTTATTACTTTAAGAAGGTTTCCAACCCCGGTTAATGATAATATATTTGACTTTAAAGTTACTCCTGCTACACAAGAAGGTGGACAACCTTCTTTAGAATCAGTTGATGTTACCCAGGTTGCTGGAGTTACAGCTGTAACTTATATGGGAGAAACTGCAGGTAATAAACTAGATGACATTCTTAAATTTTCTTATGGACTAACATTTAAGGAAGTAACATCAGAAATGGAAAGCATACAAAGTAGTGATGGTGGATATACACAACAACCATTTTATAATAAGATGAGTGGTATTGGAAGAGCTACCGCAGATGCGTTTAAAGGAATAAGTGCAGGTGAGAAATTTAGAAGACAACAATATGCAGATGGAACCGACCGATTTGGAACCACCTATGCAAACTTTGTTATTGGACCGGTCAATGTAGTTAATAAGACTAACATTAGAGATAGAGGAATTAATTTTAGTAATGATATTAAACTTAATTTTGAGTATGAGCTTAAATCATTAAATTATGTTAACCCTAAAATTGCAATGATTGATATTATTAGCAATATGTTAACCATGTCAACCAATAATGGCCAATTCTTTGGTGGAGGACACAGATACTATGGATCTGGTGGATATGTTGCAAGTCAATTTGGCGATGTTAGTAAATTAAGAAATGGTGACTTTGCAGGTTACATAGGCAGTGTAGTAAGAGATGTTGAAACTGGGTTTAAGAATGTATTTGGTGGTGGTACTGGAGAGTTTAATCTAGAGAATGGTATTGAAGGCATTATAAAAGTTGGTAAAACATTATTAGGAAATATGCTAGGTGGATTTCTTAGTGAGAATGTTGGGGCTGTTGGTGGTACCCAGGCAACAAAGGCTTTTGTTAGTGGTGAACCTACAGGTGATTGGCATATTACTGTAGGAAATCCACTTAATCCTATTGTTATGATGGGTAATATGTACTGTGATAATGCTACTATGACATTAGGACAAGGCTTAGGCTATGATGATTTTCCAATGGAGGCTAAATTTGAACTAGATCTTAAACACGGTAAACCTAGAGACAAAGGCGATATAGAAAATATGTTTAACGGTGGCCGTGGTAGAATATATGCATCTGCTGCAAATACAAAAGATGTTCTAAATCTAAGAGGAGCTGACGTTGCAACATACGGTTCAGTTAAAGCCGGTACTGTAAACTTACAAAATACACAGTCAGATGCACCAGCAGGTAGTCTTAATAATAGTCAAATCGGTAATATAAATGGCAATAAAGTAAAGACTAAACCTAAAGCTAGTATATTTACTGATAATGATTCTGGATATGTAGATAATATTGTATCAATGATAATTGATTCATAAAAAAGATAGTATAATGAACATAAAATCATTAACACTTAAAAATAGTTTGGTAGACGAAAGGACTGGTGAATTCTATTATGACTTAACAGCTCCTTCATTTATTTATGATGCAGACTTAGGAATAAAGGCATTACATTATGTTTTGCCCGATCAAGTTGGGCGCATTGATAAAATTTCAGAAATCTATTTTGGGAGTGGCGAATACATAGATGCGATATGTGTCATTAACAATATCTTTAATCCTTTTAGTATACAAGAAGCTGATATTTTAGTTATTCCTAATTTAACCAGACCTGACTTAGTTTATCAAAGACCTAATCCAGCTTCACGACCTACATCACCTCAATTACCATACATAGATACTGGAAGACAAAGTGAAAAAGATCAATCAAGAATACAGAGATTGGCTAAGAAAGCACAAGAAAGGCCTGCTGGAGTAACAACACCACTTCCTCCTAATATGTTACAGCCTGGAGAGGTTGCAAAAGTTTATGAAGCAGGTAAAGTTAAGTTAGGTGCAAATCTACCGTCAAGAAATCCTTTTATCAATTCAAATGATCAAACTATATCTAATAAGTAATGTCAGCAGTTGAAAGAAACATATTATCTATAGTTAAACCTACCATTGTATTAGATGAATTAACCATACCCGATGTTGAAAGTGGTAGTGATAATTCAGGCGGGGCTGCAATAAAAGAAGCACCATCCAAGTTTAATACTATGATTCCTATCATTAGGGTAAATCAATATGATGTTCAGGGCGATAGGTTAAATATGTTTGAATTGGATTGCACCGGTTTTTACCCAACTTGTAGATTTAGTTTTTATGATAGAGACGGACTATTTACTGCTAGACATTATCCAACGGATGGTGATATCATTCAGGTTTATATAAGATCTGCTGGTGAAGAAACTACGTTTAAGCCAATTAGAATTGACTTTACTGTTGAAAATATTAAACCTCTAGGGGGAGGAGGCTCAACAAATAGTTCAAGCCAATTAATGATAGAGGGCAGAATGAATATTCCTAATCTTTTTACAGAAAAGGTTGAATATCAAAATGCTACAAGTTGGAATGCATTATTAGCAATTGCAGAAGGATTAAAACTAGGATATGCATCAAACGTTGAGGATACCGTAGATCAACAGGTTTGGACTAATCCTTATGATACTTCAGAAAAGTTTATTCGTGATATCACAGCTAATGCATATCTTGATGATGAATCATTTTTAACATCATACATAGATCCTTATTATAACTTAACGCTAGTTGAGGTTAATAGAATGTTTGATATGACAGATGAAGATCTTGAAGCATCTCTTATGTATACCCAAAATGCAGGTGACACTATGGGTTCAGGACCACCTGAAGATTCAGAATATCCATTTCCTAACTTATTAAGTAATATGGTTCAGATGCAAGGTACCGCAAGATACATTTCTGTATACCAGCAAATCAATAAGAGTGGACAGGTAAGTAAAGATAATGGGTATAAGAGATATACGCAATATTGGGATTTGAACACAAAGGAATTTATTAATGAATTTATAGACCCACTAACAAGTAATACACCAGGAATGGTGCCAGCAACAAGGGGGCGTGTATTGGCAGATGGTGAACCCGAAGGTCCAGTAAAAGACCAGGTTAAATATAAATACTTAGGAACACAAGGTGATAATGTTCATCCTCAATATTCTTATAGCGCAATTCTTAATTTTCAAAATCTTGCCGAGATAGAAAAATTTGGAATGGTATTAGAACTTGATACGGTTAATCCTGCTATTTCCAGATATACCAGAATCTACTGTCAAATTTTTGAATTTGCATCAAATGTTAAGAGTGTCTTAATGGCATCTACTGATGATGAAGATGTACCAAACAGTGCGCAAAAAAGACAAGAGAGAACAGATAATGCTGGTAACGATTCATCATCAGAAAATGGTGTTCTTAATGAATATCTAACAGGGTTTTATGTTATCACTGGAATTGAATACTTTTTAACTAGGCCAGGCGGTTTAAGACAACGTTTACATTTAAGAAGACGAGAAGTGGTACCAAGTACCTAAAATAAATAAAATAAAGGTCGCTAATGCCAATTTCAGAACCGTATAATCCTGCTAATGATCCTGCTATTAATCCGTTTAGAAGACGGACTACTAGTAACACGGATATCATTAAGAGATTTGTTACTCCACAAACTTCCGTTAGTGGCAGTGGAAATGGTGTGACATCATTAGATGATCCAACATTTCTTGGTTTTTCATTAAGATTTGATATCTTAAGTCCTCTATTTAATGGTGCAACAAATGGCGAACCGCAAGCACCACCTACTGAAGATACATTACTAGGCCAGATTGGTGGGGCTTTAGGATTAACTGCTCCGGCGCCTGAACCTGCAGGTAATGCAGGGTTAACCTCATCAGGTGAATCTGCTGTTGGATATCTTAATAAAGTAGGAGAACCTACAAGAGCATCTTATCTTCAATCATTTATACAAGGCTTGCGTGAAGTTAATCAATTTAGACCATATTATTGGCAAACAATAGAAGGTTTAACTGATGCATGGACTAATTCTAATAATATGCTTGATCCTTTTAATGGTACTAAAGATGAAGAAGGAATAGCTATAGGATGTCTTGAAGCAATTGATCTTAAGATAAGTGCATTATTCAATTTATATAGAGCAGCTGTTTTAGATAATCAATATAATAGATTTGTACTGCCGAAAAACTTAATGTACTTTGATGTTTATGTTGATGTTTATGAAATAAGAAACTTCAAATCTTCTGTTTCATTTTTAGATAGAATTAACTCTGCTAGGAATAATACCGGTTTAGCACAAACAGATGTAGATCGTTTCTTAAACGATAATACATCCAGAATAACTTTTAAGTTTTCTGATTGTACTTGGGTAATTAATGAAAGTGGTAAAATATTTGAAAAGGTAACTAATGCTGGTGGAAATGAGATGGCTTCAACTTCAATGAAATGGAATTATAAGAGAATTGAGCTTCAGTCTGAATTTTCTGGATATGACCAAACTTTAGATGATGGCCAGTCAAACCAACCTGGAGGTAATCTTAGAAGCTTTGTTAGAAATGCAGCAACACAAGCTGCACAAAATGCTGCAAACTCTGCATTAGAAAGAGCAAGACAAGCAGCTGCTGCACGAGTGCAGGGATTGCTTCTTGGTAATGTATTTGGTTTAAGAAATCAAGTTTTTAATGCATTACAAAACCCAGGCGCATTACAAGCAGCTATTGCTGGCGCTGGTCAAATCATTGGTAATATCATTGATAGAAGAAATGCATCTGGCCCAAGACTAGGTGATAACCCATTAGGTAATCCATCTGCTATTCCTTCATCATTGCCTACAGAGAATCTTTTTCCTAATGATAGCAGCAATTATAGTGAACTGACTTCATCTAATATTTTTGGACCTGGTCCTTCAGGACCACCTCCATTAGAACCTACAAATGTATTTGGATAATGGGAAGATTAACTACAAAGGATTTAAGAGCTGATAATTTAACAGGTACACAGTGGGTCGGAATAGTTGAAGATAATGAAGATGAACTATTTGAAGGCCGTTGTCGTATTCGTGTTTATGCAAAGATGGATCAACGGGTAGACCCAGCGGATCCTGCTAGTGATTTTGTTTTGCCTACTGATGCTTTACCATGGGCAAGACCATCTGTAAGTTCATCAGGTGGAAGTAATAGCGGAAGTGGTACTTTTTCTGTACCTAAGATTGGTACAGTATTAAGAGTAACCTTTGATAATGGAAATTACTATTCTCCAGTTTATCATGAAAGTTTATACCCATCAGATGAGGTGAAGGCCGAAATACAAAATTCATATCAAAATTCTCATGTATTAATTTATGATACCGCGTTTGGTTTAACCGGTGGAGGCAATGAAGAAATTACAAATGAGAGAGAAGGCGAAAGTATAAAGGTATTCTTTACTGAGGAAAAAGGATTGATGATGGACTATACAACCGCAGCGGGTCCGACTACAGTTAATATTAAGCCAGATAATTCAGTTGAAATCATTAATGCAAATGGTGATAAGATTGTTATGTTAAATGATGGAAACATTACATTTACTCATTCTGCAAAATTCATAATTAACAGTACTGATAATACGGAAATCAATTGTAAAGATGCAATTATTAACTGTGAAAATATGGTTGTTAATCATTCATCATCAATTGAGTTAGGTCAAGGCGCTAGTGAAAAGCTTGTATTGGGTGATTCATTTTTGAAATTATTCAATCAACATACACATATTGGTAACTTAGGTGCTCCTACAAGTCCTCCTATTGTACCAATGACACCTGCACAACATTTAAGTAAAAAACAAGTTAAAACAAAATAAGACATGCCTTTAGTACAACCTACATTAAATCTTGCATTAGAACAGGCATTTGATAAAGCGATGTTTGTCTTTGCTGAAACTATTGCAAATAGTCCGCAAGGAACTGATGTTGCTGATAAAGCAAGAAAGGCTGCAGCCAAAACCTTTGCTACCATAGCAACTCCTGCTATTGATCTTTATATTAAATCTGCAACTATTACAATACCGCCAGGGCAAGTGGTTTCATCTGTTGGTCCAACTGGTCCGGTATTAGGTGCGACAACAGTACCATCGCCTCCAGCAATTATTATTTAAACAAATCTATATATGCTAGGTATAAATATTGTAAATTTAGCAATAGGGATATATAATCTATAGTTAACCTTTTAACAAAAAGTAAATGATCGAACAAGAAATTACAATTAGGGTCAGTGATGATCCATTTGACACAAAAACATTCAAAGTTAGAGTACCTAAAGGAACAAAAATTTTATGTACAGAACCTTATGCAATTGAAGCGTTAGCTCAATATGGCTTAATGGAATCTGTTGAGGATCAAATCAAATTATGTGAAACTCGACAGTCATATAGTACAGAAGGTTCAATTATTTCCATAACAAAAGATAAAGATGGAAATAAGATAAGTGCATTAATTGATATTGGTACAAAGTATACTGCTTCATGTTCTTTAATTAAAGAGCCTAAATCAATTCTTGACCAACTTGAAGTTGGTATGATTGTTAATGTTAAGATTAAGTCAGGCGCTCATGGTATAATTACTGCTTCAATATCTGATGCTATAGATGAAGTTAAGACCAATGAAATCATGAAATCTATTGGTGATAAGACCGTTGGATTTACCGGTAAGATCACTGAACTTATTCATGGTGGCTACTGGGTTGAGGTAGGTGGTATAAAATGCTTTATGCCAGGATCATTGGCCGGCCTTAATAAATTACATAATTTTGAATCTTTAGTTGGCCAGGAACTTATTGTTATGCCAATATCATTCTCTGATGAAAAGAATACCATTATTGTATCTCACCGAGCATATCTTAAGACATTAATTCCTTCAGCACTCGATGATTTACGAGAAAATGTTAAACAACCTATAACTGGTTTTGTGACCGGTACAACTAAGTTTGGTGTATTTGCCGAATTTAATAAATGCTTAACTGGATTAATTCCTGATACTGTATTGGATGATACAACTCGTCAACTGTTTGAAAGGGACGGTATTAAGCCAGGTGATAGTATATCTTTCTGGGTACAGGAAATAGTTTCCGATAAGAAAATAATTTTAACGCAACAAGGACCTCGTGAAGATATTTGGGATGATGCCGCTGAAAAATATAAGCCAATGATGGTAACATCAGGTACCGTTACCAAGGTTACTAAGTATGGTGCATTTGTTGAATTAGAAAAAGGTATTAGCGGGTTAATTCATAAAACCAAGTTAAAGGATACTCCGATTAATAGAGGTGATAAAGTTAATATCAAAATCTTAAGTATTAGTCCAAGCGATAGAAAGATTGCAATGTCATTAATTGACTAACCGTTTTGTGGTTGGAATATATAAACAAATTAGATAGTGAATGTATTCCAACGAACAACTTAATGCAATTTACTCTTCAAAAATAGGGTTTGAATTTGAATTCTTTGCTAATGAAGATATTCAAAAAGCAAAAGAAAGTGTTGCAAATGCTCTTAATAAGAAGGTTAGGATAGAGGAAAAAGCTCATAGCGATTTTGCTCCAACTGCTGATGTTTTTAAGATGGAACCTGATAATTCAGGTGGAACCGGCATGATAGAACTCGTGACCGGTTCTTTACCTTTTGTTGAGTCTAAACTTATCTTAGCAAAAATGCTAAAGTGGATAAGAGAAAATGGCTCAACTAATGATAGATGTTCAATTCACGTTAACATTTCATTTGATGGTAAAAAGTTAGGACCTACTGCAAATATGACAAAACTTGATATTGGCAAGTTTGTTCTTAACTTTGATGAAGATAAAGTATATGAAGCTTTTCCTAATAGAAAGGATTCTGTTTATGCTAAGTCTATTAAGTTTATAGTACCTCTTAGTGGTATGACACAGCCTTCGCCTGAAAGAGCTCTTTGGAAAAACTATATGTTTGTAAATGAAAAATATTATGGCATAAATTTTACAAAGATTCCTAAAGGCTATATTGAATTTCGTTACCTTGGTGGAGCAGACTATGAAAAGAAGTATTCTACTATTTTATCAATGATGGAACATTTTATTACTTCACTATATGAAACTCTTGATAACCCAGGGTACAGCCCAGAAGATATTAAAAGATTAAACCTGGTTTTAGAAAAGCATAGAGGGGTTGTTCAATCATATAAGACCTATGAAAAGTTTAAGGAAGTATATCCTAACATAACATTATTGGTTGATCTTCAGTCTTCTAAGCAAATAGTTCAAATGTACTATCCAAAGATAAGAGATAAGGTTTTTGAATTGTTGACTAAAGCTGATATGGATAGCGGCCTAATTAATTATGATTCTGATACAGGAAAGATGCAAATTAAAGATGCCGATCTTAAAAGATGTTTTGAGATCACCGGTGTTGATATTGTAGAATGTAAAGTAAAAGGAAACATAAAAGGCTGCGATATCTTTGACTCTGAAATACATGATGCTTCTCTATTTGAATCAAATGTATTTGGTGGAAGTACCGTTACTGGTTGTAAAGTTGAGGATTCATATGTTAGTAGAAATGTAATTGTTGATAACTGCTATGTGTTTGGTCATAGAGGAGTATTTAGCGGTGAAATGGTTGGTGGTATCTTTAGACAAGGTAGAGCCACAAAGTTTGCTTCCTTTTCTGAATCAACTGAGGTAATTGAAGTTGAAAAAATTGATTAAAGAATATGTCTTACGTAAATTGTTCTGACCCGCATACACAGGCCTGTTTAGACGCATTAATTAAAGAAATTAATGATGATCTAACTATAGGCTGTCAAATACCCTTTACAGTTCCTAAGAATGAACTGGCCAGAATTATCAATCGTGCAAAAGATTACTTTTATAAAATATATGAAGACAGTGTAGAGGAAATGTATATTGCTTTACCTGCTACTGCATGGCAAAAAAGAGATTTTAATAAAGGCATTGATGACTCAAGCGATACTTTATCAAGTGCTAATGTAAATAGTACAAGAGGTATTGTACAAATGCCATCGACGGTATATTCAGTGAATAATGTTTTTGAATGGAACGGGTTTGGTGGAGAAGATGGTGGATTTGGAAATAACTCCTTTTCTGCAGGTGATATAGATTTTTCAATTGATAAGTTTATCTATTCTGATACTTATGGTGCTGGAATAGGCTCAGAGAATCTCATGTATTATGTTATTAATTCAAGCTTTATTGATACTGCACGCCAGGTATTACTTCCACAAATTTCATATTCATATAATAGGTTAACTCATAAGTTTAGATTCCAAGGAGAATTACCAACCCATGCATGTATATTCCAGGTATATAACACAATTCCTGATTGTGCTTTATATCAAGATGAAATGTTTATTAGATATTGTATAGCCAAGGCAAAAATGCAATTAGCTAGAATATTAGGAACATTCTCATTTAATTTACCCGGTAACATTACTATAAACTATGATATGATAGCATCAGAAGGTAAAGACGAAATAGATGCAATCATTGAAGAGATTAAAGGCGATGAAGGGGTTGACTACTTTTATACTGGCTAATTTATATTATAAGACCGGTAAATTTTTAAGAGAATATATATTAAAAGAATATTCTCTATGATCAACGATATTTATAGTAGAGGCCCAGCCGAGAATAAGTATACGCCAAATACTATTGACGTAACTGATGGCTTGTCTCAACTAATATTGAAAATAGAAAATGTTCTTTTTACAAGAAAGGGTGACGTTTTAGGTGTACCTGATTTTGGATGTAATCTTGAAGATTTACTGTTTTCAATAGTTCTAAATGAAGCAGTAATTCAACAAAAGATTGCTGCTCAAATTCAGGCATATTGTTTACCCAATGATAATATATATGGGATTGATGTTAGAGTATCTTTTTTTAATACCGAAGGCAGAAACGGTGCTCTTGTTGATATCTATATAAATGAACAAAGAGTAATTGGAGCACTTTTCTAAAAATAGTATAATAAATGTCATTCTTTAGTAAAACGAGATTAAAGGCAAGCCAACTGTTCTATGATGCATTTGAATTTTTGCAAAGAACATATGATCAGGCCGCTGAAGTTTTTACACCGGCTTCTCCATTCGGACAGCTACTAACAGTTGTTGCCAATTTAGGAGAACTGATTTTTTATTACATTGAAGCAGTTGCAACTGAACTTAATATTACTAGGGCTAGAAACATTGAATCAATTTATGGACTTTCTAGGTTAACTGGTCATGATCCTACTAGAGGAATATCTGCACAGGGTGTTATTGGATTAAGACTTAATACTAAAGCAGGAAATCTATTCAGTGGTGATTATGTACAAATCTTAAACGGTGCTAAATTAGAAGTAGGACAAAATGGCTTGACATACTTTATCAAATTTGACAGTGATTACATAAGACTTGAAAAGACCAATAAGCAGTTTATCAATGTTGAATTAATCCAAGGAGAAATTGAAACTCAAACTTTTACTGGATCTGGTTTACCTTTACAAAGTTATAATTTAACCACAAAGGAACCTACCGACCAATACATGGTAACTGTAACCGTAGATGGGGAGATGTGGAAAAAGGTTGATTCATTATATGATATGGGTCCTGGGCGTAAAGACTTTATGTGCAAGACTAGTGTCAATGGTGGCTTAAGTATCTTTTTTGGAAATAATCAATTTGGATATTTACCTCCACTAGGTTCTATTATCACAGTAACATATGTTAAGACTAGAGGATCTGCTGGAAACATTGGTGGTAAAAATCTTGATATTAAATTTGTTGATCCTGGTACTGATTATTTAGGGCAAGAGGTTGATCTAAATGAAGTCTTATCTCTTAATATTGTAAGAAATCCTAATTTTGGTTCTAACAGTGAAGATCCTGCTTTTACTCGTCTTATTGCTCCATATCAGAGTAATTCATTTGTTTTAGCAAATCCTAATAATTACATTTACTATTTAAGTAAGTATGATTCATTTTCATTTGTAGATGCATATAATACTAAAGATGATAAATATGTAAGTGATGATAATGTCATTTACTTATTCTTAATTCCTGACATTAATAAGAAGATCACTAGTGATAAGGATTACTTTAATGTTCCTCTTGAAGAGTTTACATTAACTGAGGATGAAAAGAATCAGGTATATGAAATCTTAAATAAGAGTGGCCGTCAGGTTGTTACCGCTGAGGTTAGAATAAATGATCCAATTGTTAAAAAGTATGCAATTAATATTGTAACCCGTTGGATAGAAGGATATGATAAAGATCAATTGGTCACAGCAATTAGAAGTACATTAAATGATTACTTCTTAAAAGTAAACCGAAGAGATAGAATACCTAGATCTGATTTAATTTCATTAATAGAAGATATTCCAGGAATTGATTCTGTTAATGTATTCTTTATCTCTGAAGAGAATGAAAATGCAATTAGAAACGGTTTCTATTTTGTTCCGGTTTATGGTGTTGATCCAGCAACCGATCAAAGAGTTCTGATTGAGAATAAGAAAATAGTTTTAATTGAAGGTGAAGATCCTCAGTTAGGATTGGATGAATTTGGAGATATTATTATAGGATCAGATGATATAGCTGTTATAAGAGGTGGATGGCAAGATCGTAATGGAACATATTTTGAAGAAACACCAGTTAAGAACGGAATTGGTTCTCTTAATGTATTCTTTAAGAATGTTACTGCTGCTAATCTTTATAATAAAACTCAGCAAGAAAGGTTTAATGAACTTAAGAGAAATAAGGGAACCACTATTGCTACAAGTAATAATGCAAGAGCAACTAATACCGGTAGACTTTTAGATAACAGTACGCAGAAAGTAATTAAGAATTTATAATGAACGAGTTAACAGAAAGAAGAAGAGGTTTTGAAAGTCCGTATAAAACGGCATATGAGGAAGGCTGGGAATTAAAGAACACCGGCTTTGACTATAGCGAATCTTTGTTGGAGAAAACCTTATCACCTTATATGTTTGGTAATGAAAGACTTGCAAACTTTATCATAGGACACTTAAACGGCATTATGGTTTTCTTTATTAATAAGGTTAAGTTTCTAAGAATCTATTACAATTTTGCAGTACCTAAAGACTATCAAAAAATAAATTAAGATGAATCGCTGGAGTCATATATACTTTTTTGATAAGAACGGCAAGTATTATAATTTTGATTATGATCAAACTAATGATATTTGGACCGGCAATATTTACTTACCTGAAGTTTCTACTGGACTTTTTGAGGTAGGCCAATTGTTTATCTTACAGGAATTTATTGATGCTACCACCGGTCTTAAGAAATTTGGATATCCGCATTCATATGAACCTCATCCTATAACAGGGCAAACGGGTTTTACTGGGCAAGGAAACACTGGAACTTGTGATTGGTTAGCTGAATGGGAAACAACAGACCCTGAGGCAATCTTCTTATTTCAGTTTGATGAAAATTTTGTAACTGGTACAAATTCTGCATTAAGTATAGAAGTTGCAGGACCGCCATTGGTTAAGTATGATCAAATTGCTATTCCTTTAGATTATGATCCTCTGCAGACTGTTGATTCTGAAGACTATGTTGTAACAAATGACATTAGACCGCAGGTTCTTCAGATTAACTTTACTATAAACTCGGAGGAAGAAGATACTTTTAAAAGAACTCTAATCATTAGAGATGAATGCACAGGTACTGATGTTGCAAAGATAACGGTATTTGGCGAGACAATCGGTGAAGATGAACGTCTTAGAACTATGACCGAAAACTTTGGTTATAACATTGCTCTTAATGATACACATATCTTTAGGGATACAAATATCTATGAACAAAAACCTGACTTTATTGAATTAAACCGAAAGAGAAAGGAGCTTATGATGGAAGGTCATAACATTTATCCTTTTATTGGTTCTTACAAAGGTCTTATTAATGCAATTAACTTTTTTGGTTATAATAATCTACAGGTTAAAGAGTTCTGGAAAAACATTAATAAGTCTTCTCCTAGATATGGCAAGTATATTCAATCTAATGCTATAAACCTATTTGATCCTGAAGTTAATTATAATGATATGACAATAACTCTTCCTAATAAAAACTTTAGGAAGACCAATATGTTTAGCTTAATCTATAAGATTAATCAGGTTAAGAATGGTTTTTATGATGAGGATGATCTTCCACAAACAGAAGAGGTATTTGACTATACCTTAGAGGAAGTACTTATTAAGCTATTTGGACTTAAGAGAAAATTAGAAAAAGAATTCTTACCTCTTAATGCTCATATTAAGGATATCACTGGTGAAGCTGACTTTTTTGGATTGGCTGAACTTACCAATACTATAAGCAGAAATGATAAAAGAAATATTGATGTAGGTATTGCTGCTAACTTTAAGGTTAGTCCTGAAGGATGTTCATATCTAGAGGATCTTAGAAGCTTTGCGGATTTTTGCTATCAGCAGGAAGGCATTGTTGGTCAAGCAATAGTTAACTTCTGTAATGCTTATGTAGCCCCACTCTTAGCATATAGTACCTCGGGTGGTGGATCTGGTAGTGGAGGAAGTAATATACAGACTTATAGAAACCTTGTAGTAGGACCATATAATCCTGGTGATCAATTACCTAGTCCTCCGATTGGACCTGATCCTAATAGTATTTTAGGTTCACCTTTTGGTGCTCAGATTTTTTCTATTGCTGATATAGCCAATGTATATGCTTCATACTTTACTAGATATTCACCAAGTGCCAATAGTGTATTACCTGATAAACCTGATGTACCGGTAGGATCTTTAGTTGTATTAGAAAATACTTCATTTGGAAACTTAACATGGAATAACATTGATATGACATGGAACCAGGTTTCAAATGCAAATACATTTCATACATTTGATTTTGATCCGCAGGGCGCAAATGTTGGAGATGAATTTAGAATATATGATCCTGTAACCGGATCACAGGCTTCATATGTAGTCCAACCTGGTGACACCGATAACACAGTAACAACTGCACTCTATAACCAATTAGTTGCATTAAAGAATAGTTTTGTATCTCCTTGGTTATTTTTTGATATTAGCCAAGTTACATTAACCAGTGGAACTGCCATAAGACTTTATGGAAGTAATACGCAAAACATTCAAGTTGAAGTTATTCGTACCCCAGTTAGTGGAGCAGTATTCTTTAAGTTTGATAATCCTGGAGAAATCTTATACACTTGGAATAGCATACAGAGATCAAACTTTAGTGAAATTGAATGGACGGTTTATAAAGAAGAGACTGAGTCATCTCCTGAATACTTCTTTACAATTAGAGGTCCTATCAATGTTTATAACAGCCTTCCTATAACATTACCTTATGTTGGTAGTTATAATGTTGAAATGAAACTGTTTGATCTTTACAATAACATTTCTTCAATAATAAAAACTGATGTTATTGATATTTGTAGTAAGGAGGTTGAATATTCAGGTTGGTATCAGGCTAGAAAATATGAATACACTTGGTTAACAGATGGTAAGTGGAAATGGAACGAATATGGTTCTACATGGAACCTTCCAATTGAGCCTAGCGTAACATGGGACGAAGAAACTCCTAGTCTATATGATTCTCTTGATAGAGTTAATGCAATACTTAATAATTTTGGATTAGGTGTATCTCCTAACTTTAGACTATTAAATTACCAAGATAATGGTAACACTAGTTTTGTAGGACCTTATTATTGGGATAACTTAACAAAAGGAAACTGGAATGATACCTATCATCTATGGTGGGATCTAACTTCAATTACCGGTGATACTCCTGCATTCTTTCAATTTAAGGAAATATCAACTTTCTCATATCTTAGAATAGTTGATCGTAAAGGTGATATAGGTACTTTCTATTTTGATCCAACTATTACAACATTATCTCAAGCAGCTGCTAAACTTAATTTAAGTAATGATCCTATAATTAATAAGTACATTTACAATGTTGTACTTGATGCAACAAATAATGAGAAGTTTATACAGGCAGTTTCACGTTACTTTGGTAAGTATGGTGATTGGCAAGATGTTGATATCGTTGATGTAAATGGAAACAGGATATGTGCATCGACCGGAAGTACACCTACTGGTGTTACTGGAAATACTGGTGTTACTGGAATAACCGGAAATACTGGTTCAACTGGAACTGGATGTGAAAGCTTAATCTATAGAAAAGGTTTACATAGATCAAGTAATCCTACATGGGATACTGCTAGATTTATTAATGAAGGAAAAACACTTCCTAAAATGACATGGCTCATGTTTGTATATGATAAATGTAAAATAAATGGAAAAGGCAAACCTAAATGGACAATACGAAATACTTCTAATCCTAACACACCTGATATATATTTTGAAAGCAAGTACTTAACATACCTGTTTCAAGATCCCGGTAGATACGAGATAGGCTTAGAACTAACAGATTCTAATGGGAATAAATATAAAAAGGAAAGAAATATTCTAATCATAAAATAAGAAAAAAAAATGGCTATAAGCGTAACAGAAATTCTTGGAACCGATTCATTATCAGGATCAAGACTAGTTATTAATGATAACTTTAACATTCTTGCTAGCGAGATTAATGCGATGGAGGTTTACTTTAATCCAACCGCAGGAACATTAAATAACCTGGCTGATGTTAAGACAGAATCATTAAGAGTAGGTTTAAGTACAGTATTACTTGATATTAATGCTAGTACATTTAACATATTGACTCGAGTTAATATGAGCGGTAACCTTAACCTCAATGGTGCTGGGTTATTTAGAAATGATGTTGATCCACAAACACTTAATGATACTTTTTCTGGACCATCTCTAACAATTCAGGTTGGTACTAGTACAGCGATTCCACCTTACACTATTGAAAGAGTTGGTAATTCAAATACTGGATCTCCTCTTAACATTTTACTAAACGATGGTTCAATTGGTCAAGAAGTAATCTTTACTTATTCTGACTCTACAACCGGTTTAGTTTATATTAAGGGTGCAGTAAACCCACTTATTTTACCAGGTGCTACTACCCCAGCCCCAACTATTGAGTTAAGCGAGAAAGGTGAATCAGTACATTTACTTTGTATTGATGATGGAACCGGTAACGGCGAATGGTATGTAATCGGTGGAACTGGATATACAATCCTTTAATAAAAACTAATAAGCTATAGATGGCCACAACGCCTTTAATTAAAACGCCACAGGCAGACGGAGGAACTTTTTATACTTTCTCTTCAGCAGCAAGAGACCTCTCTAAGACTCTAAATAATGAGAACCTTAGACTGGTCTTTTCTAAGTTTGCTCTACTTAATATTCCAGATTTTGATAGATTGGATCCTTCTACTTTTAGTAGTTATCAAAACTATATGCAATTTGATACTATTGATGGTATGATCCAAAATGGCGGACTAAAAGGCGATCCTAATGTTAACTGGGCAGAGAGTTTCCAAAACTATGCACTTAACCTAGAGGAATTAATTTTAAGTAATTCAGGTTATGATAATACAGTTAGAAGAACCGTTACTGAGCGTGTGTTCTTTAAATGGCTTAAAGAAACTGGAGCAATTCGTTTTAGAACTGCAACCGCACTTGAAAAAAGTGGTTCAGTTGCAGGAAACCTATTTGTTGAGGAAGATGAAATAACAACAGGTAATGTTCAATACAGAAGAGTTGTTAAATATCTTGGAGAGATTGATATTGTAAATAATGTTGATAAAGCAGGTGAAGCTTATACAGAACTTTACATAAATGTTCCAACTGAGGTTGGTGATACTCCTACTATTTTATTTGATTCTGTATCTGATGCTAATTATCAACCAAGTCTAAAGATTCAAGGTTCTAATGAATATATCTTAGGAAGAAATGTAAATACTATTCATCCTCAAGGTTTAGATATCTTTGCTTTTTATGATTATGATCAGGCCTTATTAGGCGGAGGACCTGCAGGTTATACCGATCCTAATGCAAACTGGATGAATGAAACAACTCCACCAAGTACAACTGATGCGTACTTTACTGAGCCTACAACATTTACCAATCCAGGAAACATTGATATTAGAAAATATCCAGCCGACTACGGAAGTCCTGCTGGGTTTAGTGGTTCTGCATATCGTAGAAGTAGACTTGATGGTATAAGTTTAGATTTTAATCCAACACATTACCAACAAATTGTAGAAGACCCTACAATTTCTTCCATTCCACAATTTAATGGCATTGATTTATCAAGCACATTTGAATTTAATGCAGTTCTTGTTTATTATGATTTAGTAGACTTAAGTAATTCTGCTAACACTGTTACTAACCTATATGGTATTTTGTTATTAGATAACATTACTCCAACGGTTGACGGTGGTTACATTCAAAGATATCCTAAATACAAACCTAACAGGGTTACTGGTCAAAACGGTAACAGTTATGGCTTTAAGATTAATCTTAGATTTGATGCATCACCAGGTACTGCCGGAATTGATACTATAATCAATGACTATAACACTTTCTCTATGGGTCTGTTTGTTGATGCTACTGCTCAACTTCAAGAATCTGCTAGAATATTCCAAAGACAGCAAATAGAATTAAGTTCATTAGAGCAAAGAGTACAAGGATTAGAAAATAGTATTGATGCAATATCAACTTCTAATTCATTACAAGCTCAAATTAATAGTTTACAACAGCAGTTTAATAATGCTTCTATTTCTATGGCAAATGGAAGTACATTATTGGATTTAATTGCAAAAAATGCAGATGAAATCCAATCATTAGCTAATGGTAATGTTTCATCTACTTTACAATACAATACCGATGTATTAAGGGCTGGTCCTGGTATATCATTAAATAAGAACACACCTAATCAGGTTAGGGTTGATCAAGTCACTCAGCAATACATATTTATGATTCCGTTTGATGAAAACGGTAATGAGATTACTTCAACTAATCCTCTTGATCTAAATGTAATTTCGCCTAAAGTTTATACATCCTTAAACACGTTTACAAACATGTTAAGAGTAAGTACAGTAAATGCTGCTGGTGGAGATCTATTAATTTACATTGATGATTCTGACATTCAGTGGAAGACTGGGCAGGTTGTAAAACTTACATTTAACAATACATTAGATATCTCTTCAAAGAATATTAGAATTTACACAGATTCATTGAATAGGTTGAATCAAGGTGTCTATGGTGTAACTATTGGTGTAATTCCTAACAATGAAATTTCATCTAAACCTATCATTGAATTAATATGTACTGAACAAGGTGTACTTAATTTTGTGTATGACATTATCAAATAAATAATAAAAGTATCTAATTAAATGGCTGAACAAAATTCAATATCAACTTTATTACCTGAACTTTTAAGACTCTTTAACAATTCGTTAGAGAGCTTTGAGAGAGTGAATCAGGCAATCACATCAAGCCAAGAGTCAGTTACTATAAACATTCAAAATGAGGACGGTACATTATCTCGTTTAACAATACCGTCTTTTGGATTCTTAAAGAACTCAATTACCAGACTAGATAATAACATTAACACTATAACCAATGTTGGAGGTGGATCTAGTTCGGTTAGACTTGCAGATGGTACTTTTAGAAAATTGGTATTGGCAAAATTGCCATCCGAGGCTCCTAACCTAACATCTATAAATTCAGTAAATCAATTTAACATAAAGCCTAACTGGTTTTTTGAAGAGTTAATTAATCCTCTTCTCTATATTTCATTTGATTTAACTGGTCAGGTTCCTATTGATACAGAGAAGGCAATTATTCAAAGATACATTTTAGATACTAATACTCAGGCTAAAATACAGTTCTTTGAAAATAATTACAATGGAAGATCTGATGTAAATTACTTTACATTTCTTCAACAAATTGTTGAAAGAAACATTGCTTATGTATTAGATGAAGCCGTAGTTGATCTTCCTCCAAGGAATAAAAGATATAGCGGAAACTTTAGTGTTACTAGGATATCGGATATTAATTTTACAGAGGAGATTAATGGTGTTTCTGTCACATCTCAGAAGAAATCATATAAGTTAAATAAGTTACTATATACAGATACTTTGGCTGACTTCGATGACACGATACAGCTAAAAGTAGGTGATAGTTTAGAGGTTGTTTCTAACCCTGTTGATACTCGATACATTGTTAAGAGTGTTGATTCTAGCACAAATTCAGTTATCCTTGATTTAGTAGAAGGTACTAAACCTATTCAAATTGGAGCTGATGTTCTTAAGATAGGTTCTGGTATTAACGATAATGTTCAAGTGGATGTTACAGTAGGCTTTAACGAGCGTTGTGTAGTATTCATTAAGCCGATTGATCCAGATTCTAAGATTCCTTCAATTAATTGGTCACCCGGTGCAGGTTTTTATACGAACACATTGACTACTATTGCTTCTGATGGTACACAGCAAACATTAGCTGACTATTATCAAAAGTATGCTGTTGATTTTGGTAAGTTTCTATTATCATTCGCTCAGGATAAATTGCCAACAACAAGAGAAGGATTAATTCCTAATGCACCTGCATTAGCTGCATCTGACTTTAAGGTTAAACTGGTAAATGGTCAAGTTACAAATGCTGATGCAGTTGTACAATTACAAGATCTTAATAATCAAAAGAATACATTAACATCAAGTCTAAAAGAATTAGATACTGCAATTTCACAGTATAGAACAAAGATTCAGACTACAAATTATAGTACTGATGTTGAAAGAGATGCTGATAAGAATGCTTTGCAAGGTCTTATCACAGATAGAAGTACTCAGGCTGAATTATATGCTTCTATTGTAAAAGAGATAGATGCAAATAGTAAAGATAATTCTGTTGCAAGTATAACTCCTAAATATAGAGTAAGAGGATTCTGGGCAATGCCTGCAGAAAAATCTACACCAGCAACTGGCCCACAGGCAATTGTTAAGTTTAAGATTAGATATAGATATCTTTCTCAAGATGGCGCAGCCAACCCAGTTGATCAATTTACATTTGTTGATGGAAACGGTACCAGTCAAGGTGCATTTTCAAACTATGAAATAATTGACAGTGTATTACGTCCTAGATCAAAGAATCCAATTACTGGTCTTTATCAATGGGATACTATTAATAATGATAATGCTGACGCTGTAAATATTAATCAACTTGATATCCCTATTAGAAAAGGAGAAATTGTTGAAGTTCAGGTTAAGTCAATATCTGAAGCAGGTTGGCCATCTAATCCTTTGGAGAGTGATTGGTCAGATGCAGTTAGAATTGAATTTCCAGCAGACTTAAGTTCTGATAGTGCGGTAGAATCAATTCTTAATCAAAATAAACAAGACATTGCAAAAGTAAGTCTTGAAGAAAGTCTTAGAGCAAAAGGTATTGATCAACACTTAAGTAGTTCATTTACCGCAAACGAAAGATACTATGCTCACTCTGCTAGTGTAATTGCTTCCGGATTCTTATCTGAAAGTCAAACACCAGTTGACTTATTCTCTAAGTTGGTAGAAATGCAGGCAAGACTTGATGAGTTTTCTGAAATACTTAGAAATGCTGCAGGCGAATTGGTTGTTACTCTGATTGATGATCAAGGTAATACAATTAACATTAAGCGTAATTCATCAACCAAGGTTTTTGCTGGATTCTACTTTAATGAAGTTAAGGACTTGGATGATCCACGCGGCGCTATCGTTACAAAAACTTTCTTTATTAATTTATCTAATGCTGAACAAACAGGATTAAGATTAATTGCAAGGATTACTGGTTCTAGAACTCGAATGGTTAAGGAATCTGAAAATCCTGGTTATACTAATTCTGAGGCTGCAAATGGATCTGTTATTTTACCTGCAACATATTCTTGGTTAGATAACAGTTCAATAAACCAAAGTACAAATAGAGCTACATTTGAAACTACTGATAGTGATTATAACACAATTCGTAAATATGATCTTGTTCCGATTGTATTAAGTAATCCATCTGTAACTTCTACTAATAAGTACGGTCAGGATGTATCTTTATCACCATTTCAGTCTGCACAGAATAAGAACCAATTTATTTACTCAAGATTTAAAGATGTTTCATCTGAGGAAACTTTTTACAGTTATATAAATCCTAATGATGGTTATACATTTAACCTAGATACTTGTGAAAACTTTTTCCTTAAAGATAACTTTTCATCAACAGTAACGGCTGGGCAATTTATCTGGGGCGGTGGCTTTGATGCATCGGGTAATCCTACTACAGCTGGATCATATGATTTACCACAGGGTGATAATAGTATAGAGGTACATATTAATCATCCTTGGGTTGCTTCTTATGCTGCATATAGAGCTGCATACATTTATGCAACTGGTGATACTGCTACTTTACCTGCTACATTAACCGGTGCAATAGATTGTACTGCACCTACAGGTAACGGTACTGCTAGAGTTTTATTTAGACATTCTAAATTTATTCCTCTTGCATCAGATCAATTAAACGGTAAGCAACAGTCAATATATCTTAACGAAAATGTATCTGACCTGGTTACTCTATCTTCTACATTGATTAGTTTTAATACAGGACAAACTCTTCAAGCTAGTCCAACGTTAACATTTATACCTGCATTAAGTAACCCAGCAAACCCTAACTTTGTTGATTATTCAAGAAATGTAAAAACTTCATTTGATACATTTGATCAATACTTATTAGGAAAGCAATCGTGTGGATCTTATTTATTCATATCAGCAGATGATCATGAAATGATTCAGGTAGATGGAGATTCTGTATTATCTAGTAAGGTTATACAATTTGGAAGTCAAAATTCCATAAACATTCCGATGGTATTCCAATATAGAATGACTGATTACTTTGGAACAGGTTCTGGTTCTACTGGAGGTTTAGGAAACATTGCTGGCGATTCTACTGGTGCAATTACTAATTTAACATATGCAAAGAAGATTGGATTTGATATTTGGCCAAATGCTGATAATGTTTATCAATATGACATTGAAGTATTTGCGAAATATAAATCTGACAATCTTAACGTAGACGTATTCCCATCTGTATCCGTTACAAAAGGACTTGGTGATTTGGAAAAAGTTATATCTCAACTTAGACCAAGTGTAGTAGAAACTAAGGTTAATAAAACCGTTAAGTCCGGTGGAGTTATTCAAGATGGTTTAACTAGAGGATCTGGACTACAAGATTTCTAATTAAGTTTGTTATCTGGTTTTTCGCTAATAGTTTAGTGAATAAATAAAAAAAGTGAAAATTAGATGGCAGAGCCTTTATTTGATAAAGCTTCGTATAGTTTAGTACGTACCAATCCAAAATTAACAGGGAATGTAAAACTCGTCTCAAATGGCGCAGATTTATATCTTGAGTCTTTTAGTGCAAATGATCAACTGTCATCTTCTAAATTTAAGGCATTTAAGATAGATGGCACTAATACTTACGATCATGATGTTTTTAGATTTTTTAAGAATGGGACATTTCCTGCCGAGCTTGCATATCAAGTATTTCAAGAATTTCGTGACACTTCAGTTTTAGCTGAATATGGTGGGCAGTATGAAATGTTTTATTCATACGGTGCAAGATCAGTTTCATCCGAATCATACACAGAAGATTTAGGATTACTTGCACCTATTTGGCTTAATGAACAAATACCAAATTACTTTGTAGTATTTAGGTTAGATAATCCATCTGCTGTAAATAATTATGGAGCAGCTAATCAAAACGATGGCGAAACATTAGCACAAACCTCAGAAAAGTTTACACAATTTGTTTTAGAAAATTGTACGGCTATTAAGACGTTTGATTTAACCGAAACATCAACATTAGGATCGTATCTTAGAAGATATAGATCACAAGATGCATTTCCAAAGGCGCCTTTAACAGTAAGTTGGAGACAAGATGAGCCTATTACCTGGAATGGAATATCATATTTTAATGGTGGGTTTACCTCATCTGGTAGTTTTTCGTATACTGACCTTATTACAAAGGATGCATCAATAGTTCAAAATGAATATTACATAACACAAGGGTTTCAGAGAAACGGCGTATTATTAGCAAACCTAATTAATTTGGAGTTTTTATTTAGTGATACCGATGCTGATGATTATTCTATCAATAGATATTTTGGTTTATATGTAAACGAAATAGAAGAAGGGACATTTAAGATATCCGGTACAGGGTTTTACGAAAGTACAGAGAAAACACAGTTACCTAAAATAACCACTATTGAACAGATATCTCAATATCTTAATACTCCATTTAACATTACAAATGATAGAGGAGTTATGCTATATTTGGATCCTCAGTCGGTTAATACTGTTACAGGTTTACCTACCCCGTCAAGAGTTAAAGAAGTTGAATCTATTTTTTATGTTAAAGATAAAAATGATCAATTTCATACCGTCAAGAAAGGTTCTACATGGGGAGCAAATCAAATAAGATTGTTTGATAAGAAAATTGATATATCATGTTTAACTGGGTATGATGATCCTGATACTTTTGCAAATGCAGAAATAATTAGTAGATTGGGAAAAGCAACATCATACTTAAAAGTGATAGGTGAATTTCCTAATGGCTCTTCAATAACATTTTATGATGGCAATAATCAAATTGGGCAGGTATCGGCTAACGTTTCTTTAACGGCTGGACCTGGTACATCTTTTGAAAGTTTCTTTAATCCAACAGGTACTCCTGCTGAAATTGCATCTGCAATCAATAAAGCAATAACATTTGGTATTAACCCAGAGTTTAGATATTTTGATTCTTCTATTAATGATTCAACCGTTTATCTGCAGTCAAGATTTGGTGGTAGCAGATTTAATAGACTAAAATTTGAAGTTTCATGGATTGAATATCCAGAACTTATAGATTCATTAATTACCTATCCTCAAACATCAGAGACTAATACTAATGCATTCTTTGTTGGTGGAAATGATACAAAAAATTCATTACTTAAAGTTACTGCTGGGGATCAAGACCGATTTATAAAAGGGGACTATGTTAAGACTAAAGCCGGCTTTACACTTATATCTGATTGGGTTCCTTACCTAGATGAACCTATATTTAGTGGATCTGGCCTACAAACCGGTTACACTGGAGTTAATGACTATGTTATTATTACTTTGGATAGTGATCAAATAGAAGTTAGTAGATCAGGACAGGTAGCATTATATTCGGACTTTTCACCATCTTTTGGTAGATTCTCTTTCTTTCCAATACGTGATTTTGATTTTGATTTTTATGATGATACTTATAGTCAGTTAGGGGAGTTGAATTATGAGATCTCTAGATATAATCAAGGAACTGAACCTATCACTGGTGTTACTGGACTTACTGGTGTTACTGGGTCTTCTTTTGATTATTATGGTGTAAGTGATTGGCCAGACATAAGAGGCTTTTATTCTGATGGTGGTTTTTCCAACTTAATTGGTCTTCTTAGGGGGTCAGATCCTGATATTAATACTGATGTTGATATAACATCTGAATATCAAAGGCTTGAAGAAAACTATCTTAAAGAACAAGCGGTTGCATCAAGAATAATACCTTACATTAATAAGTGGTGTTGGTACACGGATGGTACTGATGTTAGAAATAATCCTTATCGCTTAGATGTTAATCTTGCATTTGGTGCTAACAATTTTGCGCCATCACAATGGGAAACCGGAAGATCTCCGGTAGGTTTTAGCCATGAGTGGTATTACTTATGTGAATTCCCTTCTTATTTCACTAGTGATGCAATTAAGTCTTCATGGAGTTACTTTGATCAAGCACCAACCGATAGTACAGATACTACAGTAGGTACATTCCAAAGGGTTGATAGAAATTTCTTTAATGAATATTTTATAGCAGATAGATTTGTGAATGGCAATAACATTAATTTAATAGATAGGCAGTTACGATATGGTAGATTTTCAGGTGGTGATAAATTAAACTTTGCCGAGACGTTCTTAAGAGGTGTTAGAATTATAGCAAAAACAAAATCATCAGGAGATGAGAAGGCTAACTTTAATTCTACTAAGTTATCTTATATTAAAGATGGTTCATTTAACGATTATAGATTTTCTGTCATGGTGGTTCCTAATGAACCCGGAAAGCCTAAAAAGCAAATTAAGTTTATTAAAAATACAAAGTGGAAGACTATTGTAATGTTAATCTTTGTGTCTTTTGAAAACCAATGTTTAAATCCTGGTGGTAAATCAATTGATAGAACTTCTTTGTATTCTCTAAATAGTTCAATTCAAACATTAACTGATTGCACACCTATTGGAAATAATACATTTGAAAATTCAATAATGCAAGGTGCTTTAAACTTTAATGCTTCTTCATTTACACCAGCTGTTGGTCAATTCTTAGTACAGGGTGCTTCTGATATTTTAGGTAATGCTCCAAGATTTATTAGAGATATAACGATAGGCTCAAGTGGTCAATATAATCCAATTGAATTTACTATTGATGGCGACCTTTATAGAATAGAAGGTATTTCACGAGTACTGTCTGACAGCCAATTTTATGCATCAACTATACTTAAAAATGGATTATCAATTTCATTACCATCCCCGGTGCCTTCATCTGCTAAACTTAAATCTGCTTCATATACAGTTGTAGGTGGCGGCTTTAATGGGTATTTAAGTACCTTTGATAGTCTTAGTTTTGCAAATATTATTAATGATGTTAATCTAGGTAATCCAGATATTATTTATGAAACTATAGATAAAGATGGAAACACGGTATTAGCAAGTGACGGTAGTCTTGCTCAAACATTTTCTATACAGTTAAGACCACAAGATGATATCTTAAAATCTGTTTATGTAGGTATATTACCTGATGGAAATAAACCAACAACATTTAACCTTGTTGATATTATTGGTTATGATTTATCACTATTAGAAAAACCTAATGTTACTCCAATTGCAAGACATTCTGGGTGGTTTAAACCTTTGGCTAAAGATATAGTATTTTTTAGAGACCCTTATGCAAACATAGATTTTTCAAATGGGTATTACACAGGTACGACAGGAAATACTGGTTTAACAGGAACCACTGCAACAACATCAACAGGCAATCCTATTCCTGATGAAGTTTATAAGTGGAAAGTTTTTAATCTATGTAGATATTCAAATTCTCAATTTTATAGCGCGCATGAATCATTTGGTATTCTTAAGAACTACTTTTATCATAAAGTAAATCAAGAAGACCCATCAACTGTTCTTGAATTATCCACGAGTAGTGCATTCCTAAGTCTATATCCACTTATTAATGAAGTTGGTATTGACTATAGAGATTATTACATCTTTTCTTCTAACTGGGAGCCTGGATATTTCATAAAGAGTATTGATAAGACAAAGATACAAAGTGTAATTGGTACTGCATCAATGTTAGAGAAAAAGTCTTTCTTTGGATCGAAGTATTTGAAGGTTCCACAGCAAATAACTCTTGAAACTTTTATGCCTTCTGAGTATTTTCCAGATGCTGTAAAGGATCCTAGCTTAGTAGATGGTACATTTATGTATAATGAAACTACACCTTATGTTCAGTTTTATCTATTCATACAAAAAAGATTGACAGAATACTTATTTAATTACATAAAGCCTCAGTTTGAAAAGTATGTAAATCTTAACTTTGGTTTTGGCGATACCGCTACTCTTGATGATGATGTTAATACTTATATTCAATTAAACATATTAAGTTTATATAAAGTTGGTAATATAGATTTTTACGTAGGATCTTCTAGAGAAAAGAAAGGATCAACATATGTAACAGCCGAGTTAACGAATACGGAAAAAGCATCTGCTGGTTTAAGTATTAATCAAAATGTATCATCAAAGATACTTAATACAAACCCATTTGATTTAAGCCTAATATATAACAAAAGGACTGGTTTCTCTGAGTCTTTTGGGTTCAGTGTTACAATAGTTAAAAAATAAAAAGAATAATGCCTATCACTATACAAGAATTAATTCCATCGGATACTATTTCCCAGGCAGTAAATAAGATCAATTTTAACTTTGATCAATTGCTGTTGAACGGAGGTGGTCCTGTTGGTCCAGCCGGTCCGATTGGGCCTACGGGTCCGGTAGGAGGCAGAGGATTGCGTGGTGCTACCTGGTATCATGATCCGGCTATTGCACCAGGAACTGATCCAAACACAATTATTATTGCAACAGTTGAAGAGAATGACTATTACTTACAGGCCAACGGTGATGTTTGGGAATATAACGGTACGGTTTGGATATTAACATCAGTTAACTTAACAGGTCCACAGGGTTCTGCTGGATCTAGTTTTGGTTTTAACTATGCAGGTGGATATCCTGGATCCGGATCTATTAATAATCAAAACGTTGCATATATCGCACCAATGCCAGGTGGAACTAGTTCAGGTGCAGTACAAGGAACTAATGAGGCTGTATCTGTTGCTGTATTTGGTGGAGTTGCAACAACTGCAGTTGCTCCTAGTGGTATATCATTTACTAATGCATTCTTAATACCTGATGTAATGGTTAAGTCATTAGATACAAGCGTATTATCTGTATTGGTTCATCAAAAAGATTCTTCTGCCGCTGCTATTAAATTTATGGGCGGAGGCGCTATTGCTGGAGAGAATTACGAACAGACTGTATTTGGCAATCTATCAGACATTAGTTTAGGACTTGATGATGCCCTAAATATAAATGTACCTAAAGCCGCTACATCTCCGCTATCAGTATCTGACCTAATTGGATTCAATGTAAATACCTTGAAGAGAGGGCAGCAATACTATGCAGGTAAGCACATTAATTTTATCTCAGGTGTTGATACTACACCTACCGGATTAGGATCCGAAATATCAGATATTACTTTTACGGTTGGAACTTCAAACACATCTATTCCGGCCAAGTTTGCCGTATCTACTACATTTGGTAGTGCATCGGCTTTATTTGAAATTGGAGGAAACATTACAGTTCCAACATCTGTTACTACCAAAACAGGTACATCTTTAATTGAAGCAAATAATATTGTCAATTGGGGTAATACTATTTTAATGGCATCTGCATCTAATAATAGAATACGAGTTGATGCTACTGGCATTTTATTAAATAGTTCAATTGCTCCTATTACAATTTCAACTACAGGCCAAACAATTGATGTTTCAGCTGGCACTGCACTTAATTTATTAGGTGCTACTATAAATATTACATCTGCTGTAACTGGTACTGTTAATATAGGTACAGGTGGCTCTAATCTAATTGAACTTGAACAAAGTACAGCAACGCATTCTATTAGATTAGATAACACAAATATATTATCAGGTGGTACTAAGATTAAGGGTAACTTAACTTGGGGCGTATCATCATATGCTACTCCATATACAACAACTCGACATATTGCGATAATTGCAGATGGCCTTGCTAAGAATAAGCCACCTATTTATGTTATTAGAAATGATGCATCTGTATCACCAACCGGTGATTCTATGGCTTCTTTTTCTAAAAATAGTGCAGGATCTGCAATTGAACAAGTAATTATAAGCACCGCAAGTGTCACAGCTGCCAATTATTCAGGTAATGCAGGTTTTGCTGGATTCCACGCAATTAACAATCATGTGGCAGGATTAGCAAATTTTGGTGTTAAAGTTTCAGCATATGACACTGTATCTGGTGTATATGGTGACAAATTCCATGCATCAGAAAATACAACAGCTGTAAGTAACAGATTCCAATATGTAAGAAAGTACTTAAAGATTGATCCTATGACACAGGGTCTTACTTCAGGTACAGGTTACACAATACCAAGTACCTATATGGATGCATCATTCCTAGATATACATGTTGGAAGTTTTAGTGGAACCGGTGGCGTAGCTGGTACATATCATAACTACTTTCCTCTAACAATACCAGATGGCCTTTATACAGGACAAAGACTTCAACTTCATGTTGTTGTACAACCTGGAAGACACTTTGATGGCGGTGTACAATATAACTGGCCAAATGGTGCATATAGTCCATCAGGTACAGTTGGAATTACTGTTGATAGTTTTGCTAATACTACATCCGAGGTTATAGCAAGCCCTTCATGCAGTGTTTGGAATGCTAGTCCTTCTGTATATGGCGGTGAATTATTTGCAGAGCTTTTATGGATTGGTCAGACATATATTACCCAATGGGAAACTGGAAGTGGAATCACTAATAAAACATCGGATAGAGGCTGGATTATAACCAACGTGGCACAAGTAAATTATCCAGGGCCTTATGCATTTGAAGATACCGCTACAACAACATTAGATGTCACATAAACTTAAAATATGAATAAAGAAGAAAGAATAGAACTTAAAAAATTTGTAGATCGTTATAAAGAAATTGAACTCTCTATAGATTTAATGCAAAAAAGTATTCAAAGCTTAGCTGAAAAAAGAGATGTACTGTTTGATGAATTAGACTCTCTTAAAAAGAAAGAAGAAGTTTTTATGAACTCTCTTATAGAAAAGTACGGAGCATCGGAGGTTACTCCTTATAAGCTTTTACAAATTTACGAAGAAGGTATATGATAAATGTTATAACTATATTAAAAAAGGTATGGGATTTTATAACGGATCCTAAAAACACACGTCTCTTGTTATTTGCAGGAATTGCAATTCTTATTATTTTATTATTAAGACAATGCGAAGCAACTAAAGAAGCAAAGAATGAAATCACCAGAATTGAAAATAATTACCTAGCAGAAAAAGATACTGTTAGAAATTATAAAGATAAGTGGGGTAATTCTGTTGCTGATGTTAGAGCATTAACATTAACTCTTGATGAGGCTAGGAAGGAATTAGAGTTTGAAAAAAGTAAACCACCAGTAACTGTTATTAAGTGGAAGACTAAGATAGAAGAGAGAATCGTTAATGTACCGGTTGTAGTTAAAGATACTGTGCTAGGTGAATTTAATTCTATAGCCACAGTTTCATCAACTGCAAATTGGGGAAAGAGCTCACGATCAATTAATGTTGGTCTTCCTTATAAAGCAGAAGGTGATTCTCTAAAGTTTGGAAATGCAACAATAGATCTTAAACAAAATATTTGGTTAACTGCTTCAATTGTAAGAGATAAGAAAACTAAAGAAGTTTTTGTAAATCTTGCAACGGATTATCCTGGAACTACTTTTAATGAAGCAAAAGGAATCGTAATAGATCCTAAGTCACCAGGAATGCTAGATATTAAATATAGCAGTAGAAAAACGGTAGGCATCGGTTTACATTTAGGTTACGGAATCGGTGTATCTGGGTTTTCACCATACGTTGGGATAGGGCTAAACTATACTCCTAAATTCCTTCAGTGGTAAATAAATAGAACAAATGGAATCATCTAAGTTTATACAATTATCTGATAGTATCCTTGTTGAGTATGTATATACCGACCAGGCAAATCCTACTACTTTTAATACGGCTACTTATCCTATTGAGATAATGAGGGATGGGTATACAGGTGGTTCATACTTTTTTAATACTGACACGGTTGCCGCTACTATGGGTAACTATAGAGACATATCTGCCGTTCCTATTAATGCTGCAAAGAACCAGTATGTTTATCTTGATACAAGTATAGGAGTTCCCTATAATGATTATGATCCGGAATTAACTCCTACATCTCAGCTTTTACAAACTTTTTCTCCTAACTTAAATGTTCAGTATGATAGAGTAAGAGTTCATTTTGTAGCAGGTTTTTCATTTGAAGGATTTGACGGTATCATATTTGATGTAGCTACCCAGAACAGAAATGGTAAGGATATTGTATTATCATCAATAAATTTTCTCAAGACGGATACTCCGGTATTTAATCCAGATCCTCTTTTAATTGCAGATAAGCTGTATTCAACTTATATTGAATGGAGAGTACCTTCTCTTTATTATATGAGTGATACTTTTAATCCTAATGTACCTAATGGGTTAGGATATAAATTAACCGAAGGTGTTGGTTTTGTAACTAGTCCAACTATTACAATAAGGGCTCTAGGTATTCTTACCACGCAAACGGTTAATGCATATAGCTTTTATGAAATAAAAGAGATCAATGCATACACTATACTTAATAGAGACATATATGACTATCTTTATGCAAGTGTAGTTGAATCCGCAGTTGGTGATTACTTTGAATTAACCGGCTTAGTAACAGGATCTAGTCTTTCTAATCTTATTGCTGAACTTAATTCAGCCGGTGGAAACTATGTAGTATTTCATGAGATTACGCTAAGCGAGCAAATCGGAAATACTTATATACAGACAGGAAATCAAATCGTTTCTCAAACCACAGATTTTGATGATCCTATTCTTTATAGACCAATTGTTCTTAATAGTGGTATAGCAGTATCATTTGCTATAAACTATGTATTAAGACTTTATAATAGAGCAGACAATTCGCAGATCATTAAAAATGCAAGGCTCACTTCATTTGATGTTAAAAAGTACGGAAGAAGATTAATGAAAATAAATCTAGGTACTGTTCCTACCGTTGCAAATGTAGTTAATCAAATTGCACCAGATGACGGAAGAAACATAATCGTTTCTACTGGTACATCAGGTAATCGAGCAAATACCACAGAGCAGATAACAGAGAAACTTGTAGTAAAAACAAAATACGTTACTACTTTTAGAGATAGAGTAAATATTAAGGCTGCTATATCACCTGCAAAAATACAAAACATTACTGAATAAGATGGCAATTGATACCGAAATACCATTATCAGAAAAGGAAACTAAAGTTTATAAAAGATTCTTAAATCTTTCGGTAAACGAGGAACCTAAACCACAAGGTGAAGGTACTATTAGGGTGTCCCCTTTCGATGACTACTTTATCTTTACTATATATGATGAAGTGGACGGAACCAATACACCTATTGATTTGAGTAATGTTGGAACCATATACATGGTATTCATTGGAGAAAACGATGAGATAAGAATTCCTAATTATACCAATGTTGAAAATGTTGATATGTCAACAGGCCAGGTTCTTTTTAGAATTGATAGCGATGCTGCAAAAAAGATACTTGCATTAGATAACAGAAACTTTTACATATCTACAATGATGACTGACCCTAGTGGTCAATCTGACGAATCTGTTTTATACACAGGTACCTTTCTTTCGTTTAGCGAAGAACCTAAAGTATCACTAAGTGCTCAATTAGAAGAAGCAAGACTTCAATACTCTAGGGAGATTGCAGCTCTACAAGAACAGGTTGAAAAACAGAATGCTGATTTAAGAGCAAAAGAACAATTAATAAATGAGCAAACGGTTGTGATTAATTCTTTAAAAGAAAGTAATCAAAATCTATCAAATGAAGTTGCAATACTAAGTGAGCAATTATCTTCATCAAGGGCTGAAGAATTATTAGCGGAAGCTAAAGCTGCACAGGCTGCAGAAGAATTGGCTAAATTAAATAGACAACAGCAGAATGCAAAAGCATCAGGTATTTCAGGTATTGCTCCGGCTGAGGGTACTGATGGTATTAGAAAAACATTCTTTACTCAGGCTGCTGAACAACTAAGAAAAAATATACCGGGTGTTAATCAGGTAACTTTTTTTAGCGGTACTAGTGGATTACGTGGTGTAGGTGGTGAAAACGGAATAACTAATGCATTATAAGATATGATACTTAGCGCAAGAAATAATCAATTTAGATTTTCATTTCCTAGAAATTTTATTCCACCCGAGGTTGCAGATAAGTACAGACCTTATTTTAATCGCATGCCTGGTGGTATCATTAAGGAACCTATTGACTATTGGAATTATGGTATTCAATCCATAAATTTACCAGGGCCTTCATATAGTCCGACGGAACAACAAAACTATCCAGGTTATACCCGAGGTTATAGATCAAGTTTACCTGAACAAGAATTATATGATAGCGAGTTTAAAGTAACTATGCAGGCATTTGATGGTTGGATTAATTATTGGATGGCTATTGATACATTTAACTATTACTATCGACTTCCTGGTAAATATTCGCATGTCCCTGAAGGAAATGGTATACAGATTCTAGATGGCGAAGGAAACATTCTTGTTACTGTGTCTCTCAGACAAATGGTATGGATAAGTATCAGCGACCTGGATCTTAACTTTTCAAGTAATACAATTGAGTTTCAAACATTTGACTTAGTATTCCACCATAACTTTATAGACTTTAAAGTAAATCTGGTCTAAAATATATAATAAAATAAAGAACGCATGAAAACCTTTAAAGACTTTCTTACTGAGAATCAAAATGATTCTATTGATATAAATACTCTTCTTAATGAATCTGAGTTGACAGAAGAACAGCAGATGGCTGTTGATAATGCAGTTCAGAGAATTTTAGATGCTCATGCAGGTGGAAAAAATCTTGATGTTATAGTTGAAGAAATTGTCAATGAAGGAATACTAGGATCAATATTTGGAGGCTTAACCGGTTTTGCTTTAGGAAAAAGTATTGGTGAAGCCATTGCAAAAGTATTAGGAATTGAAAAGGGTGCTCTTTATGATTTATTAACCAGTCGATTAGTCGGTGCTGCTCTTGGTGCAGTATTAGGTAAGAGGCTCTAATTTTACTTTTGTGATAAGAATAGGAATTGACTTTTCGTTAAACAGCCCAGCTGTTTGTGTAAAAAATATCAAAGGTGAGTATACCTTTATTTCATTTTTTAATTTTGGTAATAGAATATGGGACGATGTAAAGAAAATGCCAAAGGCATTTGAAGTTCATCAAGATCTAATTGAATCTAAAACGATTTTAGGATTTCCTTACTTTCGTAATTTAGAAGCAGATACTTTTTTGGTTAGGGAAAGAGAAAAGCTAGAAGACTGTCGTTCAATATCTAACTTAATTACAAATTCTTTGGTAACATTTTTTGGAGCGACTAATGTACATGTATCGCTGGAAGGATTCTCTTATGGATCTACTGGAAATTCATTTATTGACATTGTGCAGTATAATTCATTCTTAAGATCTGCTTTACTTGAAATATATGGATCAGAAAAGATCTCAATCTTTCAACCATCACATGTTAAGAAGTTGGCAGGAAAAGGAAATGCAAACAAACACTTTATGATTAAAGCATTTCAGGACGATGTTCTAAATGATGAAGATCTAAGGAAAACAAAATTGTGGAAATATGTACAAGGTAAAGACTTTAGTGAAAAGATCCCAAAACCATTAGATGACCTTGTAGATTCATACTTTATACTTAAATCTCAAACCACTAACCATTAAATACTATTCTTTCAATCAATCAGTTAAATTTTATATATAGAGTTTTAAACTTGGTTTCAGATTTTTATGATAAACGCGATAAAAAATAGAATTTTTGTTAAAAAAGATGAGTATCCTGAAAAAATTGGACTTATCTATGTACCTAAACTGGAAGGGCAGCATGCTCCGCCGTATACTGGAACCATCATATCAGTAGGACCTGATATTATTGATGAAGATATTAAAGTAGGCCATCGTGTTCTTTTTCATGATCTGGCTGGTACTGAATTTATGTTTAATGATGATAAGATATTTAGTATTAGAGACGTTGATGTCATTGGTATAATTACTGATGAAAATTACAATATAGTCTGAAACTAAGTACCGTTGTGAATATATAAATAACAAAGGAACTAATTTATTAGGACCTTTTAACTGGCAATAACAAGGCAAAGTTTTTATTGGCAATCCCGGGCACGTAAATAGGCAATGCTAAGTTATGCTTTTAACTAAATTAAAAACAAAACTTAAAAAAAGGCAACTAAAATGGCAAATGAATTCGACATTTTCAGTGTGAGTGTTAATGACCTCGACACAGGAGATCGCCCTTCAGGCGGAGGCAGCGATCTTTACTCCCCAAAGCCCGATCAAGGGCAAGACGGTACATACCGTTCTCTACTTAGGTTCTTACCTAATATTAAAAATCCCCGCAAACCTTTCGTCCGTAAATTCGTTTATTGGTTAGAAGATCGTGATGGTAATGGCTTTTATGCTGACTCACCTTCTACCGTCGGCGAGAAGTGTCCGGTACAAGACTTGTTCTTTAAACTCCGTAATTCAGAATCGGCAGTAGACAAGAAAATGTCTGAGAGCCTAAAGCGTAGGGAAGTATTCTATGCATTGGTTCAAATCGTTAAAGATCCACAAAATCGTGATCTTGAAGGTCAAATCAAAGTATTCAAATTTGGATATAAGATTAAGGCTAAAATTGATGAGGAATTGAATCCTCAGTTTGATGAACCAACTCAAGTATTCGATCCTTTTGAAGGCAAGAACTTTGAATTAGTTCTTTCTAAGAAAGGTGGTTATCCTAACTATGATTCATGTAAATTCCAAGGATCTCGTTCTGCAATGACTATCAATGGTGAAAATGTAACTGACACCAATGAAGGTCGTAAAATGATTTTGGATTATCTTAAGGATGCTCCTGATCTTGCTAACTTTGATTACAAACCTTGGAATGATGAACAGAGAAACAAGGTAATGAATATCATTTCCCAATATTCTTCTCCAGGTAGTTCAATTGAAACCTTAACTAGACCTGCTCCTAAAGCTGCTGCAAAACCTGCACCGGCTCCAAAGACACCTGTTATGGAAGATGAAGATAATGAAGTATTTGAATCCGAAGAAACTCCAAAACAATCAGGAGATGACTTCGATGATTTCATTAACGGATTAGATCTTTAATCTAATGGCAACAGAAGTTATGATATCTTCTGAGATGAAGACTCGGATTATCGATAAGGTAGTCCGAGTCCTTCATCATAGCCATTCTCATCCTGAAAAAAGAAGAATACTTGAAGGAAGAGATCGCTTAAACTTTGCATGTCCTTACTGTGGCGATTCTTCAACTAGTACAAATAAGAAACGAGGTAACCTTTATTGGAATGATCTTTATGTACATTGTTATAATTGTTCCGCTCACGTTTCTTTAGATACTTTTCTTAAAGACTTTAATTCAAATTTTGAAGGAGAGGATAGAGTAGAAGTATTAAATTACATTAAAGAAAATAAGAGATCCTTTTCATTAGGTGAATCTCTTGATTTTTATCTTTTTGATAAGATAAAAGAATTGGCATTAACATTTGATGAATTAGCGGTTGGGTTTAACATCTATCCTATTAATTCATTAACATACCGAGCATATCCATATCTTAAGAGTAGGTTATTACAACATAAGACTAACCAATTTGGATATGATCCTCGTAAGAAAGAACTATTTGTTTTTAATCTTACACCCGATGGTAAAATAGTAGGATTCCAAACAAGGGACCTTGAAGGTAAAGGTCCTAAATATAAAACATGGAACATTCAAAGAATTTATGATAGGTTAAAGAAACCTTTGAATGTATCAGAAGAAGACATGGATAATCTTAATAAGATATCAATGTTATTCGGCATACTTACTGCTGATTTAAGTAGAGACTTTACAATTTTTGAAGGTCCTATTGATGCTATGTTTATGACTAACTCCATAGGTCTAACTGGCGTTAAAAAACAAATACTAGAGTTTAATGAAATACCAACCGCAAGGTATTTCTTTGATAATGATATTGAAGGAAAAACCAGAATGATTGAAAAACTTAAGTCTGGGCAAACCGTATTTATGTGGGATAAATTTTTGAAAGATTATTCAATTCCTGCAAAAAAGGTTAAAGACTTAAATGATCTTGTAAAATATGAATATGAAAATCGAACTGGGTGCTTAAAGAGCATTGATAGATATTTTACAAACAATCATTTAGATATTATTTTTATATGATTGAACTAAAAAAATACGAATCATTTGTGAACGAACAGATAGAAGACTTTTACGAAGATTATGAAGATAGCCAAAAGAGAATTAAGCTATTTACATCGTTTACTAAAAGTAAACTATCTCATGATCAAAAAGAGATTAAAGTAGAACAACCTAAGAAAAGATTTCAACCTAAAATAAAGGTAGTAAAACATACTAATAACGATAAAGGAATATTCTAATGGCATTTGATGATACTCAAATAAAACAGGCAAACGAAGAACTTGAACTCAGGTTAACTACCGATAGAGTTGATTGGAAAAATAAAATAAATGAACTAGTTCTTAAAATCAAAAATATGAATGAATTGGCAGAATGCCAAGTTAATATGCTTTCATATAGACAGATCCTATTGGATAAGGTTACTGATTTTAAGACAATGATATTTAAGAGAAATGCAACCTGGGAAAGATATTATAGATCCCAGTATCGTGAGTATACTTTAAATTATGATGTTAAATTAACGAGCGGCGAAAAGCATCAGTTTATTAAAGCAGAATTAAGCTCACTAAAAATACAAATAGAAATGTTACAGTCTCATGTTGATTATTACCAAGAGTGTATCAAGACATTAGATAACCTAGCATTTGCAATTCGTAATCGCATAAGACTCGATGATGAACAATAATGGAACTATCACTATCAGATAATAAAAAGTTTTTAGTAATTGATTCATGTACCGAATTGGAATATGAACAACTAAAAAGTAGTCTTACTAAAAAGATTGATGGGTGGCGTTTCCATCCACTTGTAAAGAAAAAGGTTTGGGACGGAAATATATCCTTCATTAAAAAGAATAAGATTCCTGGCGGCCTTTGGAAAGAGGTCATTGATATTTGTAAAGAATACAATTTGCCTCTTACACTAAATGGAGTTACAAACATTTTTGATCAGGAAATTACCATTGAGTCATTTACTAATTGGGCAAATGATTTCTTTAAAGATTCTGATATTAAACCTAGAGACTATCAAATAGATGCAGCCTTTAAGATCTTAAGATATAGAAGGTGCTTAGCTGAATTGGCTACATCTGCTGGTAAGACCTTAATATCATTCATGGTTGTTGCCTATATGATGGAACAACTTGGTAAGAAAAAGATACTTATGATTGTTCCTAACGTCAGCTTGGTTGTACAGGCAACTGGCGATTTTGATCAATATAATAAAAGTAGAGTTCCTATTAGAATCCAACAAATTTATGCAGGGGTTAAACTTAGAAAAAGTTCAAACATTGTTATAGGAACATATCAATCTCTTGTTAAATATGAGGAAGAATACTTCTCTCAATTTGATGCAGTATTTGTAGATGAAACACATAAGGCTAAAGCTACATCAATTCAAAAGATTATGGATATGTGTTGGCATTGTGACTACCGATTTGGATTAAGTGGAACAATTCCTAAAAGAGGAACTGTTGATCGTTTAAGTTTAATGTCAGCAATGGGTCCACTTGTAACTCAGGTTAAAGCTAATTACTTACAAGACGAAGGTCATATTGCAAAATGTAAAGTATTGCAGATCCTTATGGATTATGCAACAGATTCACAAAAAGAAGCATTCTCTGAACTATCAAAGAATCCGTATGATAGGCAAAAACTATTTTCTTTAGAACAGAACTTTATTAACGAAAACGATAAAAGACTAGATTTTATTTGTAATGTAATTAAAAAGTCAACATCTAATTCTCTAGTACTGTTTCATAAGATTGCATACGGTGAAAAGATATATCGTAAGTTAAGAGAAATTACAGATAAGAAGATCTATTATGTTGATGGTTCTGTTAATGCAGATATCAGAGAGGAGTTCAAATCAAGAATGGAGAAGAATGACGATGTTATAATTGTTGCTTCATACGGTACATTTTCAACTGGTATATCAATTAAAAACATTCATAATATCTTTTTTACCGAATCTTTTAAGTCAGAAGTAATTATTAGACAATCAATTGGACGTGGTCTCCGTAAACATGCATCAAAGGATGTCGTTAAGATCTATGATTTTATTGATGACATTAGGTATAAAACAAACGATCACGATTGGATGAATTACATATACAGGCATGGTATGGAACGTAGAAAAATTTATAAAGAAGAAAAGTTCCCGTTTGATGTACAGACCATTAAATTCTGATTGTAATATCTTTTCCTAAAGACATGGATATATAAAAAAAGAATAAAAAAATCAAATACAAATGAAGCCAATTAAAAAGTTTTCAGCTACTTCTACAGATAGTTCATCTATCTTAGAATCAGCAAATCTTAGCCCAGAAGCTTTAGCAGAATTAGTTCAAAAGTTGGGTTACAATAATATTGATGAAATAAAGAAAGAGAAAGCTCTTCTTTCTAAATTAGAAGCTCTTCTTAAAGAATTCAATCCTAAACAAGATGTAAGCGAAGATGACGCTGAAGATATTGAAGATGAGATTAATGATTTAGGAGAACCTAAGTCTCTAGAAGATAAAGACGGTGAAAAAGAAGAAGACAAGGAAGTTGGATCAACCTCTGAAGTTGCTGAAGGTGACGAAGAAATTGCTGCACCTGAGACTGGATCTGAAGATACCGATGAAGATTATGTAGACCCTAATACTTTACCTAAAGGCGTTCTTGATTATGTTTCTTCTAAATATGCTGATGCTAAAATAACTAAAGCTGAAAGTGATGAAGAGGGTTTTGAAGTATACTTAAGTAATGGCTTAGAACTTAAATTTGATGCAAACGGTAATTTTGTTACCGCTGAAGTTGAAGAAGATGCTGCTGAAGATATTGAAGGCGATATTAAAGATTTAGGAGAACCTAAAGAAGACAGTGAAAAGGACGGAGAAAAGGTAGTAACAAAAGATCAGGAAATTACGGCAGATGTACCTGGTGAAGGAGACGATGAAGAGTCCGGAACCAATCCTGTTACAAAACGTCGTATTATGACTTTTGATGATTTTGTTAAGGAAGAAGAAGAAACAATTAATAAAAACGTTTCTTATCAGGATGACGAAGAAGAAGATGAAGATAATGCTTTACCTGTAGCTGATTCTGTTGAGACAGAAGAAACTAAGGAAGAAGAGATTGAAGAAACTGTTTCTAGAACTACATCATCAATTAAATCATTCTCTCAATTTGTTTCTGAATCATATCTTTCTGAAGAAGCTGATAATGGTCCAGAATTAAAAGAAGAAACACCTGACGCAAATGGTATCGCAATTACTATTGCTAAAGGCGACGGTTCAGAAACTGCTGCTGGCATTTCTGCTGAAACTATGAAAATGGGTGAACCTGAAGAAAAGAAAGAAGAAGAGGGTGAAGAATTGGTAACTAAAGATCAAAAGATTACCAAAGAACCTGAAACTTCAAAGGATGAACCTACTGTTCAAGGTACCGTTGTAGTAAAAGAAGGTAAGATTAGCGAAAAGGAAATTAAATCCGATGCTGATTTTGAAGAATATGCAACTGAGATTTTGAAATCTGCACACGGTGCTGATTTTGATGAAGCAAAAGCCAAAGAAGTTATTGATGGCCTTAAGTCTAAATATAAAGGAGACTTTGGTGCAATGGTTGGAGCTTTACAGTCCTCTATGGGAAAATAATAAAAATTTTAAGAGATGAATAATATTAAAAAATTCAATGAATTTATAAATGAATCTCTCAATGAGAAGGCCGAAGCCAAAGTAGGTGATCATGTATTTGTTGATGGAATGTTTTTACCAAAAGATATTAAATGGGAAATTTCTAAAATCACTGATGTTAAGTCTGGTATGTTTAAAGGTGATACCAAATATGATTTAGTATCTGTTCTTAATCCTGATGTTACTAGTATAATATATGGCGGAGAACAGTTAAAACCTTGGACTAAATCAGATGATGGTATGAAACCTAAAGGTAAAGGAAATTACATAAAGTAAAACCATGAAGTATATTAAGCTTTTTGAACAATGGCTGGCCGATCAAAGCCAGCCATTGCTTTTAGAAGGTGGCGCTGCCGGCCACATGAATCATCCCTTTGATGACAAAGGATTAACATTTGGTGATTTTAAGAGTATCATTGATGCCGGTCTTCGTGGTGAATTAAACTTTGAAGAAGATCCTACTGAAAAGACCGATGGTCAAAATGTATGGGCTACTATTCAGGATGGACAGGTAAAATTTGCAAGAAATAAGGGAGAGAGTATTACTCCAATGACTCTTTCTGATTTTAAGCAAAAATTTGCAGATCATCCAAGTGCATCCGTGAGAGATACATTCCAATTTGCTGCACAGGATCTTGCTGACCTTTTAATTAAATTACCTCAAAAAGTTCAGGATAGTACATTTGAAAACGGTAAGAATTTCATGAACATGGAACTTATCTATTCTAAGAATCCTAATGTTATTAATTATGATACTGATGTTATTCAGTTTCATAACATAACTAAAACTGATGGCAACGGTAATGTTATTGGTACTGAGGCTAGACCTGCAAAAGAGATCCCCGCTATCCTATCTAAAGTTCAAGCTGATTTAGGAAAAACATTTAAGATCATTCCTCCTAGAGTCATACAATTACAACAGGATATGGACTTTAGTGAAAATAAACAAAAGTTCATTAATAAAGTACTTGAGTTACAAAAGAGATATAATCTTAATGATGGCGATGAGGTATCCAGATATCATGAAATGTGGTGGAGAGAATTAATTGATAAAGAATTTCCTTCAGCTCCACAAGATGTAAAAGAAGGTCTTTTAAGAAGATGGGCTTATGATGATAAGAATACCTTAAATATGAGATCCTTAGATAAAGTGTTAACACCAGATGAAGCTGCAAAGATTAAGAAGTTTGATAAGGAAGATGTTAAGAAAAAGTATAAAGAAAACATTAGACCTTTTGAAGATCTATTCCTAGAGTTAGGATCTGTTATTCTTAAGAATGCAAGTAACTTTCTTGCGGCTGATCCTACTGGAGAAACCGAAAGACTTCGTGCATATCTACAAGCTGAAGCTGATAAGATTAGAAAAACTGGTGGAGCTGACCAGGTTAAAAAGGTAGAAGATGAATTGGCTAGACTGGATAGAATCGGTGGTATTAATTCAATATTCCCTACTGAAGGTATCGTATTTAGATACAATGGTAAACTTTATAAACTAACTGGAACCTTTGCTGCACTTAACCAATTATTAGGTATTATTAAGTACGGTAGATAATACCAGATCTTACCTCTAGTAAGATATCTAATTTAAGTAATAGGAAACTATTTTTATATAAATCGGTAACGATAATGGGTGAGCTATCGTCTCACCCATTTCATTTATGTAATTTTCTAAGAATATATAAAAGGTAATACAAAATAAATTAAATGAAGGAATTAGCTAGAATTTACAAAGAGTTAGGACAGGACTTTGTTAATGATCTCTTTAAAGACTACCTCGTGGTAACAGAAAAGTTATCAGGGTCTGCGTTTTCATTTGAAAAGGCCGGATCATCATTAAAATTCTTTAAGTCTAATGATAAGCCTATTAACCTTGTTGATAGAACATTAATGGTTTATTATGAAAAACCTATTAATTACATTAAAGATTCGACCGATTCATTTATGGATTCTATTCCAGGTAATTGGAGATTCTGTTTTCAGTACTTTGTTCATAATGAACCCGGTGTAATCCGATATGATAAATTACCAAAAAATAATCTGGTCTTAACTCATATTCTTGTAAAGAATCCTAACGGTAAAGTTACTAAGATTATTGAAGATCCTAGAGTTATTGAAGACTGGTCAAATGCATTAGGGGTTACTCCTCTTTTACCAATCTTTAAGGGATACTTAACAGATGAACAAAAAGAAAGCATTAAAAAATTCATTAAGACTCCAATAGAAGATCAATTAGAGATATTCAAAACATCTTCTTTTGCAGAGTATCTTATAAAGGTTCTTAATCCAAAACTAAATTCTACAATACTTCAAGATGATTTGAGTAAACCTATAGAATCAATCATTTTTAAGTTTTATAAAACAGGAGGTACACAAATCATTTCTGCTAAGCTTATTGATCCTTATACTGCGAATCTATTAAAGCATAGAGAACCTATCGATCCTAAGAAGGCACCAGCCGATGTTAATGAAATCTTACTGCTTGACATTCTTGCCTTTATAGAAGAAAGAGGTCTAAGATCAAATGAGTTATTAACAGCATCGCCCGATGAAAGGTATCTTGAATTGGTATCATCAATCTTTAATGATTATGTTGTAAGAAGAGGTAAAGGAATTTCTGATTTAGGAATTGAAAGAGCGGACTTTGCAAAAGGCGATGAATTCAAATTAAATGTAGATCTTATACCAAGCCAAGCCACACAGGCTACTCTTAAACAGAACGAAAAGATGCAAGATTTATTTAAGATTATGTTAGGCTCTCTTCGTAAGAAAAGAAATCCTGACAAACCTGGTAATGTTTTAACACCATCGGTTATAGAAGATTTTAATGCACTGGTTTCTAAAATAGAAGATGCAATTAATAAACCAGTTGATGATAAGTTTAAGACCTTTTCTGATTATCTTAATCTTAAGAAGACTAATGAATCATATCAAACGGTTGAAGATATGATTTTGGAAGAAAAAATCTTAAACTATAATAAATTTATAAATTTAGGAAGAGTTGAAATTCAATATTCAACTAAGTTAGAAGAGGCCGCAGGATTAACAAGAAGACAGCAAGATTGGATTAAGAAATATGAAAGATTTTCTAATTCATCAAATTGGGTTAAGCCAAAATCTAAAGTAAAAGGAGAGGTTCTTAGAGCTGATTTTGGAATGAATGATGGTACTGCCGAAAAAAATATTGAAAACTTTTTACTTAAAGAGTTAGGAATTAAGAGATCTGATTATACGATTGAACAAATATCTACTGGAACATATGTCCCAAATGCAGGAGGAAAAATATCAAGTGATTATAATTCTTATGCAATTACAATAGTCAATCCTATTAAAGACAGTCTTGGCGAATCATATAAGAACGGCGATATCTTTTATATAACAAATCGCTTAAAGGTAGAAAAGAGTACTGGTTTAGCGGCTGTCATTGGCAAAAAAGATTTAACACCGGATGCAATGGGATTACCTACAGCAGAATATAAAGATTCTCAAAGTTTATTTTCAAAAATTGAAAGTTATGTTAATAGGCTATCATATCCTGACAATTACAAAAATTTTATTATTGAATCTACGAGAGAATTGATGACTAATACAAAAAATGCAAATTCATTTTCTGATTTTGAAACATATGCAAATTCTTCGGCCGGCTATTTATTTTATGATATAACAGATTCCTTATTTGACGGGATTGATGCAATATCAATCAATAACTTCCAAAATGACTATGGCGAAATATTAGGCGGTTTTATGCTGTTTAATCTTCTTAAAGATACTGGTGCAGGTTTAAGATATCCTACCGCATCTAATGAAAGAATGGTTGATTTTTTCTTTGATGATTATAGTATATCTTCTAAGGCTGGAAGTGGCGGTACCCCAAGTGGAGATACTATTATACAAAAAATGTATTCAATGTATAATTCGGGTCACTTACATTTTGATACTCAACCTGAACAAGACTTCCTAAATAATGTGATTAAGCAATGGGTTAATCCGCCTAATCTTGATAAAAGTGTTATCTATAATAACATAATGAATTTATGTAGCGTTAATATTCCTAGTTCAACCAATAACTCTGGTTATTGGTATATTTTAGGAAAGGCTAACGTACAGCCTTCTTCTGCATATAAAGATGTACTAATATCATATCTTGATGATCTATCAACAAATGAGGATGAATTTAAGAAGACTATGTCAGAATTCTATTCCAAGACTGGTGTTGATCAATCTAAATTGAAACCACAAGTTGTATATGATCTTTATGTTAAACAAAAGAATTCATCAGATCGAAATAGAATAGGTTTTATATTTTACCCATTAATGGTTGAGTCTGAAATTGCATTAAATGCTAAATATCAAAAGCAATTAACAAAATATGGTCAACTGGTAACTGATGTTAAGCAATTGTATTTAGATGTTTTAGTTAAAGGAGGTTTATTTAGATTTAAGACAGTGCCATTTAAGACAGCCGAATTTAAGTTTGAAAGAAAAGGCAGTATACCTAATCCTTTTAATGCTAACATGGGGATAAAGATTCTTAAATAAATAAAAAAAGAATACTAGATGAAAAATCTTAAAAATATTGATTCCTTCTTATTAGAAAAGAAAATTGCAGTTAAAAGGAGATATACTGAAAATCATCCTGCAAAATTTGTTTCATCATCAGCAAAAGTTAGAAATGCACTTTTGGATTCAATTGGTGACGGTCATCTAACAGAAGAGGAAATTGCAAAGGTTCTATCTGAAATTAGTGCTCATAAGAGATGGTTAAGTAGAAATCTTAACCTATTCAATATTAGTGAAGATCAAAACGGTGTTAAGAGTTATTCACTTTCTCCCTATGGTCATAGAATTAGAAAGGCCACTAAAGTTACTTCAATTACAGAGGCTCTTAATGTACCTCATAAAGAACAAGGTAAAAAGAAGGTCAATATCTTTGTTGGAAGATTTCAACCTTTCACATTAGGACACGTAAAGGTATTTGAACAAATGTATAAAAAGAATGGTCACCCTGTTGTGGTATTCTTAGTAAGAGGTGGAAAACCTGATCCTGAAAAGAATCCTTTTAGTGAAGAGTTACAGCAGGCAATGTTTGCTGAAATGACTAAACAGTATCCTTTTCTTGAGGCTGCCTTTGTAGTACCTA